GGCGGCGGCGTGGGCGGCGAAGGCGGCGTCGGCGGCGGCGTCGTGGGCGGCGCGACACAGGGCGCGAGCAGCCTCAGCGGTCGCTGCATCTACCACTGGCGCGAGCGCGAGCAGTCGCGCTGCCCAGTCGCTTCTGCCCGCAGCATCTAGTGCCTGCGGCGCAAAGTGTCGGCATGCGAGATCGGCAGCGATCCAGCGATCAATCGCGCCCGCCCGCGCCGCGAGCCACAGCATCCAATCCCCGCGCGGGCAGTGCGTCCACAGCCAGGCGGCGCCGCGTCCGGGATTGTCACCGACCCAGCGGCGTGCATCATCGCAGGCGCGGTGACGATCCATCGCGGCGAGGAGTTCTGCTCGGGTCATGGCTGCCTCCCGGCTTTGGCGAGGGCGGCACGTGCCATGGCCACGGCCTCGGCGACCGGCCCGACCTCGTGCAGTGTCGCCTGCCCGGTATCGGTGAGCGCAGAGAGCATCGCATCACACGCGCTGGCGAGATCGGGCGCGGCGGCGAGTAGCATGCCGTCCGGCGAGGCTGGATCGAACGCGACCAGCACCCCGCGCTCATTGCGCTGGTCCAGGTTGGCGGTAGACCCGTCGCGGTTCGTGCGTGTCGCCAGCACCACGGGGCGGGTGCCGTGGTCGCCGGCGAGGACGCTATGGCTGAGCCAGCGCCACGGCCCCGGCGTATGCGTCGCGCCGCTCACAGCAGCACCGCCGCAATGGCGCTCGCGATGAGCACCGCGATCACGTACCCAACCCACCGCCGACGCGCCTGCCTACGCTCGAGGGCCCGGCGCAGCATCGGACTCGGGAGCAGGACCACTTGCGCCAGCGGTCGCTCGCGGAGAGCGGGCAGTGGGGAAATCATGCCGACCTCCCTTCGTGCTCGCGACGGTACTGCTCCTCAACCAGCCACTGGCTAGCCGCGGTCACATCCTCGTCCGAGCAGCCGGCGAACGACTGCGTCAGGTCGGCGAGCTGCCGTGCGTCGGCTTCGTCGAGGTCCCGGGCGACCACGTGCACGTGTCCTCGCACGGACATCTCGAGCCGCCAGCCGCCGCTCTCGTGGTCGGGGCAAGCGAATAGCTCGGGGATTCGGGCGCGAGCTGGGCGCGGGGTGGCGTTCGGAGCGTGCTGCATTGGTTCCTCCTGTGAGCGTCAGGGGGGATTGTAGCGCGTGCGATACAACGGCGCAAGAGAAATCGTATCGCGGGCAACACAATGATCGGGCGGGCTAGACGATCATGTGTGCAGACAAGACCACGCGGACGTGCTCGATGTCCTCGGTCGCATTGCCAGAGCCGAACACGATCACGAGGTCGCCCAGTAGCACGAACAACGGGCCGCCGAGATCGTCAACCGCACCCACGAGAAAGCGCCTGCCTGCGGTGTCGATATGCATGATGACCCCCGAGGCGCACAAGTGTACCACGGGGGTCCGACCGAACAGCCGCACAGGAGCGCGGCCTGACTTCGGGCTGCTGGCTAGAGGATCGTCAACTGCATTTCGGCGACCAGCGACGTGTCGAAGGCACGGACGAAGCGCAGATTGTAGACGCCGGCGTCCCACGTCGGGACTTGCACAACGTCGACTGACTGCTTGATGCAGTTGTATTGCGTGCAGGCTCCTACGTCGGGGATTCGGCGTTCGAGCATCTGCCGGAGAAGTTGCTTGCCGCTTGCGTCGGTGACGGTGAGCTGCCAGTTGCCCGAGTTCGCGTGCTCGAACGAGTCGGCGATTGTTTTGACGACAAGCATCGGGGTCTTGCCGTCATCATTGAGCGTCCCCGGCGACCCGACCTGGGCACAGGCAACGATGATCGGGCGGAACAGTCCGAAGAAGTACGAAGTGCACACGCCACCATTGCCTCGCAGATCGCCCGCGCTGGCGGTGACTGCCCGCGCGCCGCCGCACGACAGGCAGCAGGCAACGGCTATGACCATCAGGCTGTGTCGCATCGCCCCCCCCCCGTGAGCCCATCACGAAAGCTCGCGGTTGTTGCGACGCCATCTGGGGATCTCGGCCACTGTCTCGGGCGTCGCACGTACGCCGCTCCACATAATCTCGGGCTGCGCCGATAGCCAGGCCATCTCTTCTTTGGTCGGAGACAGCGCCGAGTACCACGGCGAAGTCCGAAACTGCTCGAGCAGCGGCGACAGTGGCGCATGCCGGGCGACAGGCGTCATCAACTGCGCTGGTGTGACCCTCGCTCCCTTGGCGAGACGCTCTGTCGTCTCCCCCTCGAGCGAGCCGTACTTTCCGAGCTCCACCGACGCGACCGTCGAGCGGGACGGGCCGGCTCGGCGCGCGAATTCGTCCTGCGAGATCCCGAGCACCTCGGTCCGCAGTCGGCGCACGTTCGCGCCGACAACGCCAGGCCGGGCGGGCTTTTCTGCTGGTCTCCCCATGAAGGCGATCATGGATCCGTGCCCCGTTTCTGGTCGTGCGCACAGTGCGACACAATGAATGCTTGACCAGTTGTAGCGCATGCGATACAACTGAGGCCATGGCCTCTCTCGGAGCGAACCTCAGACGATTGCGCGATGCGCACGGGCTGACACAGGAGCGGCTGGCTGAGCTTGCCGGCGTCTCCCGCCCGACCATTGCCGCGCTTGAAATCAACGCCCGCACGAACTGCGACACGGAGACCGTCTCCAAGCTCGCCGCTGCCCTCGGCGAAAATGTCGGGGAGTTCTTCCGCGGTCCAGCGCCAGCCCGTCGCGTCCGCCGCAAGCCGACCTAGCTCGAGGGGCTGATTGCTTTCGGCCCACCCGGCCGGAAGGGGGAATGAGATGCAAGCAAGCTCGTCCATGCCACAAGCGTACACCAACCGGACCCGGCCGTGATGGCCGGTCGGACAGAAGCGACGGGGGTGTCCGAGTGAAATACGACGAGAACGCACCCGTGGCCGAGGCCCTCGAGCGCTGGCTCGACGGCCACAACCTACGCCGGGTCTCGAGGCTGACAGGCATCATCCGGTCGATGCTGTACGACTACATGGCCGGCAAGATCCCGATCCCGGCCTGGGTGCTGACGCGCATCTACACCGCGTTGCCTGACATTCAGCGGCTCGCTGAGTGCATCGGTGCTGCCGACCTAGGGCTCTCGCTGCACGCGCTTCCGGCCGCCGACGTGCCCGGGACCGTGAGCCGAGCCGCAATGCGGGTGGGCGTTCGGGCCGGGCAAGTCGAGTCAGTGGTTTTGACAGCGACAGCGGACGGCGTGGTCACAGAGAAGGAGGGCGCCGCGATCGCCCGGACCGTGGACGAGCTCGAGCGCGAGGCAGAGACCCTGCGCGCCGCTGCAAAACGAGGACAGTCTTAGGGGAGATAGTATGCTCAAGGCAACACACACCGGGAAGATCGACCTCGGCAACGGCATCGCCGTGCCCTGCTACGTGCTCGACGACGCGAAGCACACGCGGCTGCTGTCGCGTCGCGGACTCGAGGGCGCGGTCGATATCGGGTCCAAAGACCACGGGCTGCTGCGTGTCGCAGATGCCGTTGGGAAAAACACCGACGGGGGCAACCTTTGCGCGCAGTCGTTCCGGCAGCCGATCGCCTTCAAGGTGCCGTCCGGCAGCCTCGCCCACGGTTTCAACGCCGTCGCCGTAGCTGACTTCTGTCAGCTCGTCATCGGCGCCCACTTCGACGGTGGCTTGTCCCCGGCCCACGAGGCGGTGGCCCGGCGCTGCGCGCTGCTTCAGGCTGCCTACGCCCGCATCGGCATCGTGGCGCTGGTCGATGAGGCCACGGGCTATCAGGAGGTGCGCGACCGAGAGGAGCTGCAGACCATCCTGCGGTTGTACGTCTCGGAGTCTCTGATGCCGTGGACCGCACGCTTCCCGGACGAGTTCTTCCGACAGATGTTTCGGCTGCGCGGGTGGAAGTGGCGGCCCGGTCACCACGGGCCGCGGTTCGCGGGGAAGCTGGTCAACGCCATCGTGTACGATCGCATGCCGTCCGGCGTGCTCGACGAGCTGCGCCGGCGCAACCCCGCCGACCACAACGGCACGCGCCAGCACCGGCATCACCAGCACCTGACGGGAGACAACGGCGTCATGTTGCTTGACCGGCTCGTGCAGCAGGCCATCGCACTGATGACGGTGGCCAAGGACTGGCCATCGTTCGCGCGGTTGTTCGATCGCGTGAACCCACCATGCGGAGGCCAACTGCTGCTCGGCATCGAAGAGGACCTCGAGGGCCAGCCGTGAACAGGATCGGTTTTAGCTCGGGGAGATAGTATGCTTGCGCCGCCGGCCCCTCTGTCGCGGGGCCTTGCCATAGTTACTACGCTCGCGCTTGCCATCGCAGGCGGCTTCGCGCTCGGGCGCTGGTCCGCCATCCCACTCGAGGACTACTCCGACCAGCTCACGCACTGTCACGAAGTATCGCTTACCAACGCGCGCACCGTGACTCGGCTCACGTCACTTGCCGAACAGGCCATCCTGCGCGCGGAGATGTGCAGCTCCACCGTTGCCAAGATCGTGGCGCCTACTCCAACGCGGGGGCGGGCACGATGAGCGCTGGAGTTGCCTACCTCACGAAGCGCGCCAGGGGTGTGCCGCATCTATCTCGCGAGCATGAGTACGAGTGCATCCGGCGCGCTCAGTCCGGGGATGTGCGGGCACGAAACCGGCTCATCGAGTCTAACCTCATGTTCGTCGTGAAGCGCGCGCAGCGCTGGCGCCAGGCCCATGTGCCTATCGAGGACCTCGTGCAGGAGGGCGCGCTCTGGATGTCGAAGGCGATTGACCGCTTCGACCTCTCGCGCGGGGTCCGGTTCCGCACCTGCGCCGTGCTCTGGATCGAACAGGGGATGCGCCGTCTCATCGCGCGGAGTAATGGCCCGATGCCATTCGGCGGTACATCGATTACACGCGCTCGATTCTGGACGCTCAATACTCGCGTCAACGACCTGCGACATCTCGGCGCCGAGGACCCCATCGGTCAGGCAGCGGCCGAGGTTGGAGCGAGTCGCGAGAGCGTGGCTGCGCTCGTGGCCTATCACGAGATCGGGGAGACGCTCTTCGCCGAGGATGCCTTGCGCGAGGATGGGCCGTCTCCCGAGGACGAGGCGCGCACGCTCGAGCTTGGCCGGACCGTACTGTCGTCTCTCGATGCTGACCCGGCGAAGCACGCCAGGCGGTTCGCGGATCGTTTCTTCCGGGATGATGTGTCGCTCCAGGAGCTCGGCGACTCGGTGAATTTGTCTCGTGAGCGCATGCGCCAGATCGAGGCGGATGTGCTGGTGCGAGTACGTGCGGCGCTTGCGGATCCTGACCCGAGCACGAAGGGGGTTGCTTGATGAGTTACGAGCAGTGGCTACAAGAGAAGACCGAGCCGACGCGGACACAGGGACTCGATGCGCGGGACATCTCACCCGCTGACTTCCTGTTCCCGTTCCAGCGCGACCTGGTGGGCTGGGCGTTGCGTCGCGGGAGTGCCGCCATCTTTGCCGACACCGGCACCGGGAAGACGGCGATGCAGCTCGATTGGGCGCGACACGTGGCAAGGCGCGGCCGGGTGCTGATTCTGACCCCGCTTGCCGTTGCGCAACAGACAGTGCGCGAGGCCCATCGCTTCGGTATCGAGGCAGCCTACTGCCGCAACGATGACGGGGCGGTGCCGATTGTCGTCACCAACTACGACATCCTTGATCGCTTTGACCCCTCGCGCTTCGCCGGCGTCGTGCTCGATGAGAGCTCGATACTCAAGAGCTACGACGGCGCCACGCGCTCGGCACTCGTCGAGGCATTCCAGACAACGCCATTCCGCTTGGCCTGCACGGCGACACCTGCACCCAACGACCATACCGAGCTCGGAAACCATTCCGAGTTTCTTGGCATCAAGTCGCGCACCGAGATGCTGTCCGAGTACTTCGTTCACGACGGGGGCTCGACACAGGACTGGCGACTCAAGGGCCACGCCGTCGCCGCATTCTGGCGATGGGTGTGTTCCTGGGGTGCCGTCGTTCGTCATCCAAGCGACCTCGGATACTCCGATGACGGGTTTGTGCTGCCGCCGTTGCGCATGCATGAACACGTGATCCGCGTCGACCACACCAGCGCGTGGAAGAGCGGAGCACTCTTCGCCACCGAGGCCATGAGCCTCGCCGAACAGAGGGCCGTACGTCGGGCGACGCTTGAGCAGCGAGTACAGGCGGCGGCAGAACTCGCAACCGGGAATGACCCCGTGCTGGTGTGGTGCGAACTCAACGACGAGGGCAACGCCATCGAGGCAGCTATCCCTGGCGCGGTGCAGGTGGCTGGCTCGGATTCGCGCGACGACAAGGCCGACCGAATGCTCGGCTTCGCCGATGGCCGGTACCGTGTCCTCGTGACCAAGCCCAGCGTCGCAGGGTTCGGGATGAATTGGCAGCACTGCGCGCGCCAAGTATTCGCTGGCGCGTCGCATTCCTACGAGCAGACCTATCAAGCCATCAGACGATGCTGGCGCTTTGGGCAGAAGCGGCCCGTGGATGTGTTCATCATTCGCGCCGAAACCGACTCGGGCATCGTGGCCAACTATCGACGCAAGGAAGCCGACGCGGCCCGCATGGCTGATGAGACTGTGGCATATGTGCTCGATGCTGTCCGGACCTCAGTCGGAGCCGCACATCGTGAGTGGAACGATTACCAACCCACGGCGCCGATGACCGTCCCGTCGTGGCTTACCATGGAGGCCGCATGAAAGTCTTGGACCAGTCGCACGGCGAGCGGTTCGCCATCTATCAGGCAGACACGTGCGAGGCAATCAAGGGGTTGCCCGATGCATCGGTGCACTATTCGATATTCTCCCCGCCCTTCGCGTCTCTCTACACCTACTCGGCATCGCCGCGCGACATGGGCAACAGCGTCGACCGCGAGCAGTTCTCCAACCACTTGGCGTTTCTGATCCCCGAGCTTTACCGCATCACCAAGCCGGGGCGGCTGCTGTCGTTTCACTGCATGCTGCTGCCAACGTCGAAGGTGCGGGACGGCGTCATCGGGCTTACGGACTTTCGCGGTGAGCTCATCCGGGCATTCGCGCGCGCCGGATGGGTGCATCATTCGGAGGTTGTGATTTGGAAGGATCCGGTAACCGCGATGCAGCGGACCAAGGCACTGGGGCTCCTGCACAAGCAAATCAAGAAAGACTCCTGCATGTCTCGCCAGGGCATCCCTGACTATCTCATCACCATGCGCAAGCCCGGCGACAACGATGAACCAGTGAGGCACACGGACGATGATTTCCCGGTGCAGCTCTGGCAGCGCTACGCCTCCCCGGTGTGGATGGATATCAACCCGAGCGACACCCTGCAATTTCGCAGTGCGCGCGAAGATGCTGACGAGCGGCATGTCTGCCCGCTGCAGCTTGAAATCACCAGGCGAGCGCTCAAGCTCTGGAGCAACCCTGGTGATGTGGTGTTTTCGCCGTTCGCCGGCATTGGTAGCGAGGGCTATGTGGCGCTGCAGGAGGGTCGACGGTTCATCGGCGTCGAGCTCAAGCGCAGCTACTACGAGCAAGCCGCGCGCAACCTTGTCGAGGCCGAGCGCCCACGGCAGGCCGCGCTGTTCAGTCTGGCCGAGACTCAGCCTGCAGTTGTCGCTGATGACTTCGATGACAGCGAGGATGTGGCGTGATGCCGACGCAGCTCGCGCTCGAGAGCGTCGGTGCCAAGGGTACGCGATGATCTCGGAAGTCAACTTGCCAGCGGTGCGGGAGCGGCTTCTCCGCATTGCGGTGCACGCCAAGTGTCGCGGCGAGCACGCCATTGCCAATGACCTATCGGCGCTGATCCTGGACATCGAGGCAACGATTGCGGCGGTGCGCGTGGAGAACGTCCCCTCCGCTGCTTACTCGGCGGCGCTGCACGATCTCGGAGTCATCGCCAGCCAGGCGGGCGGGCCGCGTCCGAACCGGAGGGCGCCGCGATGAGCGTCAACACACCAACCACGGAGGATAGTATCCATGCGTATTGACTGGTCATGCACCGCAGATATCGCCAAACTCGCGTTCAAGCGCGACGACGAGACGAACGAGAAGATAGTCACGGTTACACTGGTTGCGTTGCTCGATGCCGATGAATCGGGAGACATCTTCGGTGCCGACTTCGTGCGGATCGCCTTTGCTGCCAAGGAAAATCGGATAGTCACCTGCTCGCAGTGGAAGCCAAGCGCAGTGTTCGAGGCGCACCGGGTAACCTTCGCCAACGCAAAGCCGGTGCAGTCTGTCCCCGTTTTCGACAAGGTTGAGCCGGCTGGGGCGGGACATGTGCGGGTGTGGATCAAGCTGCCGTTCGTACTCGACGACAAGCGGCTGACGCTCGCGCTCGTCGATAGTTTCGGCGACGGCATCGCGGTCGAGGTCAAGCCTGAGCAGGGCGAGCTCGCACTGATGCCTGGCGACGTGAAGGCCGAGGACTTCGACGGCCCGGCCGGGGACGAGGTCGACTAAGCCATGACCTGGCGCTGGACAATACTTGGCGAGCCAGTCGCCCAGGGTCGGCCCAAGTTCGCGCGGGTGGGTTCGTTCGTGCGCACATACACCCCGGCCAAGTCGGCGTCGTGGAAGTCGCTTGCGGTCGAGGCCCTGTGTTGTGCCTGGGATGGGCCGCCGCTCGATGACGTGTGCTCGGTCGAGGTCGTGGCCGTGTTCTCGCGTCCGAAGCGACTGCTGCGCGCCCGAGACCCGGACGAGCGATTGCCTCATGACCGGAAGCCCGATGGCGACAACATAGCCAAAGCTCTCCTAGACGCCATGCAGGCGGCCGGGGTGCTGCGCGACGATGCCCGGGTGTCCGAGCTCGTGGTGCGCAAGCGCTATGCCGCTCGCCACGAAGGGCCCCGCGTCGAAGTCGTACTTACCAGGATAGAAGCTTCGCCCCCCGCGTCGGTGCGCTCGCTGCCGCTTCCCCCCGGCGGTGTGTGGGTGCCCGGCGCGGGGGACGAGATGGGCGAGGGGGAATAGCGTGTCACGGATCAGGACAATCAAGCCGGAGATCCTCGAGGATGAGAAGACGGCGGCCCTGTCGAATGGCGCATGGCGCCTGTTCGCATCGGCCATCGTTCTCGCTGACGATCACGGCTACCTGCGCGGCAGTCCGCAATGGCTGCACTCGCAGGCGTTCTGGGGCGTTCCCGGTGAGACCGTCGCCAAGGTGAAGTCATACCTCGACGAGCTCACTCGGGCTCGGTTGCTCATCGCGTATACGGTGCGTGCTCAGGCCTACCTCGCGATCAGGACGTGGACCAGGCACCAGCGGATCAGCAACGCGGGAAAGCCCCACTGCCCCGGACCAGAGGGCTCCGATCCGCCAACTTCCGACGATTCGCCGCGAGTCGCCGCGAACTGCGGCGAAACGCCGCTTGACCTCCGACCTCCGACCACCGACCCCGACCACCGACCTCGACCTCGACCTCCTCTTGCGCCGAGCTCTTCGAGCTCGCCGCCGGCGTCGGCTCCGCGCACGACAGCACTCGTGCCCGTGTCGCCCACGGTCATCACGCTTCCGCTCATAGACGGCACCGAGCACCCGGTCACCGAGGCCGATGTCTCGGAGTGGTCAACCGCGTATCCCGGCGTGGACGTTCTGCAGGAGTTGCGCAAGCTCCGGCAATGGAATCTCTCGCGCCCCAGATGCCGGAAGACCCCTCGCGGCATCCGCGCTCACATCACCAGCTGGCTCGGCAGAGAACAGGACAAGAACGGCGCCCGTGCAGAGCCGCGCGCCCCACCGCAGCCCCACATGAACGCGAAGACGAACACACTCAGAGCAGCGCTCGAGGCACCGGACGACATGTTCACCCCGAGGGTTTTCGATGCAGACAGCAAGTGACGAACTTCGGCGCGAGGTCGTGCGCCATTTTGAGCTGTACCCGGGGGCGCAGATGAGCGCCGCCACGGTTGCGGCCTGGTGCGCCGAGCTCGGCAACATGCCCACCGCAGCCGTGCGGGCGGCATTCGCCAAGGCGCGCACCCTTTCGCCCCAGTTTGCTCCGTCCGCCGAACAGGTGGCGCAGCTAGCCAGGGTCGAGGCCGCGCGCATCATCGAGGCCCAGGCCGAGCAGCGCGAGGAGCGGTTGCTTCCTCCGCCCGACCCAAACCAGCAGCGCAGGCGCGATGATTTCTACGCGGCCTGTGACAGAGCCGCGCGATCGGCATCCGACAAGCCAATCGAAGCAGGCGACAAGCCTGTGGTCCGTGGCCTCGTAGTCATGCTCCTGCGCTACCATGGCATCATCGAGCGCAAGGGCGAGGACAGATTCCCGGATTGGGTGGTGTCCGGCTGCGAGCGACGCAAGCACGGATACGAGGCCATTGTCCGGGGCATTCGCCGCGCCCCGCAGTTTTGCCGGCGAGCGCCAACCATCGGCATGCTCGAGGCCCTGATTGCCAACGAAAGCATGCGCGGATGGCCGGCTGATTGGGTCGAACCGGATGGGCACGCGGCCGGCAACCATGAGCCAGCCAGGCCGCGCGCCGAGCCGGCCTGCGCGGAGGATGTTGACGTCGAGGCCGTCAGGTGCGCGGCTGGTCAGTCGCTTGGCTCCGAGCAGGGACCGAATCTCGATGCCATTCGCGAGCGGCTAGAGCACTGGCGCAAGATGGCCATCAGGGCCACGAAGGATGGCGACGAGCACCAGTTAGCACTTGCTCGGCATTGCATTGATCGGCTCGAGCAGAGACTGGAGGCAGTCGCACCATGACCAGCGCCGACCTGGGCCAGGAGCTGGCCACCAAGTGGCTCATGTGCGGAGCCCCGGCCATCCGCGACCGCCTCGGGCAATGGCGCGAGATGGTGACCACAGCCGAGGCGACCGGCGACCTCGAGACCGCGTCGCTGGCGAGGCACTGTGTCGAGGTGCTGGATGCGAGGCTGGAGCAGATCGGGCGAGAGGAGGGACGAGGCGAGAGACGAGGGTGAAATCTAGCGCGGCTCGGCGAGGCTCGGCTGGGCATGGCGAGACAAGGGAAGCATCACGTGAACACCAAACCCATGACCATGGCCGACCGCAAGCGACAGGCTTCGAGGATGCTGCGCAGCGCAAGATTCAAGCGCCGGGAGTCGAAGGCACACGAGCACGAGGCGATGAAACATACTCGGATTGCAGCTAGACTCGGGCGAGAAGCAGCCAGTGACGCCGAGGCAGCCAAACTGATCCTCGGGTGGTAAGAAGCCAGCAAGCCCGCGGTGGGCTATGATGGGGTGACTATGTCAGACCAACAGACGGAGGCCGCCTTGGATGAGCAAGAACCGGTGACAGAGACCAGCGAGAGGCTCGAGCCCGAGCCCGAGCCAGTGCCCGGGGTGCAGGAGGTCGTGATGGACATCGTCCCGGTGCAGACGGCGATCGGTGTCGCTCGCGACGAGTGCGAGCGCTGTCACAAGCGGGTCACGTTCCCGGACGGACCCTTGCTCGTCGCACTGGCGCAGACGGGGCGAGTAGCCGGCGCCGTCAATTGCCGGTGCGGCATGCCGATGACTTTGTTGCTGCCCGAGAGGCGACGGGTGCAGGTAGCAGGCAAACCCCGTATCGTGATGCCGCGATGAGGCGACATCCAAACGCGCCAGGATGCGCCAGGACGCGCGCGCGAAGCATGGGGCATGTCCGTACATGGGCCGTGTATAATGCGCGTGTTGTAGGGCAACGTCGTGCGTTGCAGGGCCATTGGGATGCGTGCTGCGCCCCACTTGCTTGCTGCTTCGCGGTAGTGCCGTTGCAAATCGAGGGTTGCTGAGCGATGCCGCAGGGACATGGGCCAAGGGGCAAGCATGCGACGCTCGCACGCGAGCGTGAGCGCCTAGCGTTTGCCCTGCGGCTCCGAGGCAAGACACACGAGGCCATCGCCAAGGAGCTGCCGCCGCACCCCGGCCAGGAGGGCCAGCCAGATCGCCCGGTCACGCGACAGGCGGTCAGCAAGATACTCAGGCGCGTTCTGGAGCGGACCGTCGACCTGACGAACGAGGCGGCGCAGCAGTACCGCCGTGAGCAGGTGGCGATCCTCGATGCGATGCGGGAGTCTCTCTGGAGCAAGGTCGAGGCTGGCGACGTGGCCGCAGTGGATGCGGTGCGCAAGCTCGAGGATCGCAAGTCGTTGCTCCTCGGCCTCGATGCGCCAAAGCGCCAGAGCATCGAGAGCAGCAATGTGCAGCGCGTGGTCTACGAGATCCCGGACAATGCCAGCGACGGGCCCTCGGGCACGGAGCCGGATGCCATCGCGTCGAAGCCCGAGGGTGACGCGTGAGCAGCGTAGCTGCAGCCAGCGAGGTTCATATCCGGCTACAGTCGGGACCACAGGAGCGCGCCGGCGCCTCGCGTGCTGACGTGCTGTTTTTCGGCGGGGCAGCTGGTTCGGGTAAGAGCAGGTTCCTCTGCCACGACGCGGGCAGGCACTACGACAAGCCGGGCTACGACGCGATCATCTTCCGGCGCGAGACGACGGAGTTACGCGGCGGCGGCGGCATCTGGGATGAGAGCTACGCGATCTATCCGCACCTGGGCGGCGTGCCTCGTGAGCAGATGCTCGAGTGGAGATTCCCCAGCGGCGCACGTGTCGAGTTCCGACACATGCAGTTCGAGCACGATCGCTTCGCCCACCAGAGCAAACAGTATGCATACATCGGCTGGGATGAGGTTTGCCATTTCGCATCGACGCAGTTCTGGTACCTGCTCAGCCGCAGCCGCTCGACGTGTGGTGTGCGCCCGCTCATCCGCGCCACGTGCAACCCTGACCCGGATAGTTTCGTCGCCTCTCTCATCTCGTGGTGGATCGGTGCCGATGGCTTTCCGCTGCCCGGGCGCAGTGGCGTCCTGCGCTGGTTCGTGCGCGACCAGGAGTCGGATGAATTGATCTGGGCCGACCGCCGCGAGGAGCTCTCGGGCGTGGCGGCGATGCTCAAGACGCAGCCGCTCTCGATGACATTCATCGGCGGCAAGCTCGAGGACAATCGGATCTTGATGGCCAAGGATCCGGGCTACGAATCCAGACTCAATGCCCTGACCCGTGTTGACCGCGAGCGCTTGCGCCACGGTAACTGGCTCGTGCGCGCGACGGCTGGTGACTACTTCCGCCCCGAGTGGTTTCGCTTCGTCGACTCCGCTCCGACCGACGTGACCAGCCGCGTGCGTGCCTGGGACAAGGCGGGCGCGACGGACAAGGGCCGCTCGGCAAAGCAGACCGAGGCCGCGAAGGCCGGGCGCGCCTTCACGGTCGGCGTGCGAATGGCGCTGCTGCGCGACCGGCGCGTCGTCGTCGAGGATGTGCAGCGCTTCCAGGGCACGCCGCTCGAGAACGAGCAGCGGATCCGTGCGACCGCCGAGCTCGACGGCCGCGGCGTCGAGGTCGCGATTTGGCAGGACCCCGGGCAGGCAGGCGAGTCGGACGCGGATCGCTACGTGCGCGAGGTGCTCTCCGGCTTCGCGGCGTACGGCGTCCCTGCTCGCGAGAACAAGGAGGCGTACGCCAAGCCGCTCAGTGCGCAGGCCGAGGCCGGCAACGTGCTGCTCCTGCGCGGCGAGTGGACACCGGCCTACGTGAGCGAGCTGCATTCGTTTCCGCTCGGCCGGCTGAAGGACCAGGTCGACGCCTCGAGCTTGGCATATCTGCGACTCACGGGCGGGGCATCAAGCGCGGCGCCAAGCATCGACCCAGACGTGGGCCACATGGGGAGTGCGTGGGATGCGTGAGCGGCCGCCACTGCTCGTGCTCGACGTGAGGACGGGGCGCTACAGGACCGTGCCCGAGCGAAGGTCGCTGACTATCCTGCTGTGGGTGGTGTTCGGGTCGGTAATCGGATTCGGCGTGGCGGTCGTTGGCCATGCGTGGGTGTGGTGGTGATGCATGACTGCGCTATCGGAGGAAACGAGGACATGGACGAAACCCGTATCTATGGCTGGCGACACAACGCGGTCCCCGGCGAGCGGCCGCTACTTCTCGCGACTATCCCCGGCGCGCAGTTAGTGGCGGCGGGTGAGCAGGTCACCTATCCCGAGCAGACGACGCAGATGCCCGGGAGCAATGCCCCGATGCGGGAGACAGAGTGCTCGTGCGGGCACACGTTCCATAATCATTTTCTCGACAACGTAACCGTCGCAACGGTCCGGTGCCCGAAGTGCGGCCAACACTGGGATTGCCCGCGGATCAAGAGCGAGGAGGCGAAGCCATGAGCACATGCACCCTCGCCCTTGTTCTCTTGGGCCTGTTGGGCATTGTGCTGGGGATATTGTGCCGGGTGGTACTCAGGTTCATGGGTGCCCGCGATCTGCTCCATGCACACGTGCGCTGCCGGGCCTGCGATCGGACCCGTAGCGACCGGCCGCACACGTGCCGCGTCCTGGATGCGCAGCGGTGGTTGGGTGGAACAGACTGACCATGTGCCTCGTCGCCATCACCAAGGCCGCCATCTCCCGCACCCGCTGGCGCGACCGCACCCGCGCCGCCGTCGATGCGCGAGCGCGGGCCATGGCTCCGCAGATGCAACGCCTGCTCATGCGCGTGGGCGCCCGCGAGCTCGAGCGCACTTTGCATGTGCGGCGCGGCACCGTGGCCCTGGCGAAGGGCAGCGAGAGCGGGGCCTCGTCGCGAGAGACTGAGCAGAGCGCGCGCTACTTCGACGCCGCCGATCCGCTCGAGGTCGAGCTGCTCGAGCTGCTCATGCGCTACGGCGTGCGTCAGTTCTCGGAGGCAGCCGACAGCGCGGCCGCCGCTACTGGCGGCACGTGGCGCCTGCCTCCCTCGCTCATGGGTGACATCGCGGAGGAGAAGCAAAACAAGGTCATTCTTATCATGGAGTCGACCACGTGGGAGGTCCGCGAGGCAATCAAGCGGCTCGTGGTCGAGGCCGAGCGAGAGAGCCCGCGCCCGTCCTCGTCCGAGCTTGCGCGGCGCATTGCGCGAACTTGGTTCGGGCCACCAAGCGACATTAGCCCCGGGCGCGGTACGGCCGAGGAGGCGCGTGTCACTGCCGACTGGCGCCGCACCCAGCGCGATATCGAGGGCGGCTCACGCGAGTCGCTGTTCTCGTTCGAGCGCTCCTACGTCATCGCCCGCACCGAGCTGCAACAGGTCGAGGTGGCCGGCGCCGCCCGTGGCTATACTGACTCGGGCGTCGAGGTTGTCGGCTGGCTCGCGTTCCCCAACGATGGCCGCAGCGGGCGCCGCGAGCACTGGCGAATGAACGGCGAGACTATCACGGTTGCGGCAATGAATGGTAAGGACAGCTCGCAATGGTTTGAGTTACCATCGGGCATCCGTTGCCCATACCCAGGATGGATAGGGCTACCGGCGAGCGATGCAGTAAGCTGCCGCTGCGGACTAGCCCCAGCCTGAGTTGGAGTCGATCACATGAGCAGGCGCCATCGTCACCACGGCAACCCCTCACCCGCAACCCTACCGCAATCGGAGTGCGTGCAGGAGCCAGCGAGTCCCGAGCCCGTCGAGAAGGCATCCGCACCAGCGCTCAACTTCCAGTCAATCGGCGCGACCGGACTGCAGCGTTACGGCACCTACCTCAACGACGAGTGGCACAAGAAGCTACAGGGGCGGCAGGCCATCGTCACCTATCGCGAGATGAAGGACCAGAGCGCCGTCATCGGTGCCTTGGTCTGGGCGATAGAAGCGCTCATCCGCCAGGCACCGCACTCGGTGAAGCCGGCCGGCGACCAGCCCGAGGAGCAACGCTACGCCGACCATGTGACGAGCTGCCTCGATGACATGAGCCACACATGGGCATCGTTCATCAGCGAGCTGGTCTCGATGGTGTGGGGCGGGTTCTCATGCCACGAGCTCGTCTACAAGCTGCGACGCGGACCCGATGCCCCGGCCGAGCTGCGTAGCAAACACACGGATGGGCTCGTGGGATGGCGCAAGCTGCCGATCCGTTCGCAGGACACCATCGACGAGTGGCAGTTCCAGAACGACGGCGGCGTGAGCGGCTGCTGGCAGCGCGCGGCCCCGAACTACCGGCGCACGTTCCTTCCCATCGAGTCATTGCTCCTCTTCCGTGTCCGCGAGAGTCGCGGCAGTCCGACCGGCTACTCGATGTGCCGGCCCGCCTGGCGCACGTGGTTCTTTCTGAAGCGCTGGGAAGAGATCCATTCGATCGGCTTTGAGAAAGACATGACGGGCGTGCTGAAGATGACGGCGCCGCCCGAGTACTTCCTCGACAATGCGACGACGGCCCAGAAGTCCACCATCGAGAATTTGCGCAAGGTCGGGGAGCGCGCACGCCGCGGCGAGTACGAGTGCATGGTTGTGCCGGCCGAAGACTATCGCGGGGAGAAGACCGGCTTTGCCGCCTCGCTCATGCAGTCGGGTGGACGCACTCACATGGACGGCGACGCAGTGATCAAGCGGCTCGAGTCGCGGCTGGCGATGGTGTTCCTCGGCGATCAGCTCTTGCTGGGTCAGCAGGGCGCGGCCGGCAGCGGAGCCTCGTTCGCGCTGCACTCGGGCAAGACGCTGCTTTTCTCGCTCGCCATCAAGGCGATTATGGACAGCATCGACGACGTGCTCAACCGCTTCGCCATCCCGCGACTCATGCGCGCGAACGGGTGGCCGCTCGGAGCTGCGCCGCACCATGAATTCGGCGACATCGAGACCGACGAGTCGCCGGAGTTCGCCTCGGCCATTGCCCAGCTCACGAGCGCGGGTGCACTCGTCACCGGGCGCAAGCTCGAGGAGTATATCCGAACGCGACTAGGCATCCCCGAGGAGGAGACCATCGACTTCGGCAGCGCGCGCACACAGGACGCGATCGCTCGAGCCCGCGAGGCCGATGCCGGCGAGCAGTACGTTGCCTCTCAGCGCGCGGCCGATAGGGTGGACCCGCTGCCTGCCGGCATGTCGGCGCCACTCCCTGGCGATGAGCAGACACCCTCGGGCGCAGTCCAGGTGCCGGAGCAAATAGGGGGGGGCAGCCGGTGAGCACAGAGAACGTGCAGGAGAGCGCGCTCAACGGCGCCCAGGTGACGGCACTCAAGGATATCTTGATCAGCGCCGCGGCGGGACAGCTACCGCGCGACTCGGCGGTGCAACTCATCATGGTCGCGTTCCAGCTCGATCAGCCCATGGCCGAGCGGCTCATGGGTCCTATCGGGCGCGGCTTCGAGCTGCCGGCAGAGTCGGGCGCGGCGGGGAGACAGTAGCATGAGGGAGCGCGGAGAGGTGAGCATCCCCCAGGCCGCGAAGCTCCTAGGCGTCTGCGAGCGCACACTACGTCGCTGGGTGGACGAGCTCGAGGCCGGCGACACACGGCATTGCCACTTCACCGTTCGCATTGACTTTGTCGGCCGGCGTTGGCTGCGACGCGACGAGATAGTCAGCACTCGTCAGGGCAGAGCGCACCAGGGCTAACTGGCGCAACCTAGACATTCTGCACATTGCGGACATTGCGGACAACCTAGACATTAGGTATCGGCGATAGTCCATCTTGCGGGCAATCTCCCCGTGAGATGCCGAACCTCCTCCGCAAGCTAGTCATTCGCGAAATCAGCGTCGTTGATAAAGGCGCCTCGGGTGACGCAGCGAACCGTCCACGCGTCGTGCTCTATAAGCGCGACGGTGCCGCGACGGGGCAGCCTTTCGGCTTCTCCCTCCAGGTAAGCAAGGTCGACGCCGAGCAAGGTCTCGTGACCGGCTGGGCCTCGGTCATCTCCCTCGAGGTCGCGCGCATCGAGAAGCGCAAGAGCGAGATCGCCAAGGTCGCGGGTGAGTTCGCGCACGTGCCCGGTGACATCGCCAAGCGCACCGAACGCCTATTCGGCATCCGCGAGAAGCTCGGCGAGGAAGCCTACAGCGAGGCGGTCGAAGAGTATCGCCAGTCCGAGGCTCTCGCGAAGAAGGCGCTGCGCGAGCGCGGCACCACGGGCGCGGCCGACGAAGGTTCCGCCGAAGCCAAGATCAACGAGCTGGCCAAGGGCCTCGTCTCGAAGGCGAGCGGCAAGGATCACCTTTCGTTCGAGCAAGCCTTCGCCAAGATCTGCTCGGAGAACCCCGAACTCTATCGCCAGATGCGCGACGAGCAGCGGGCCAACTAACCGACCCAGCGAACCGACACCCACACCCACGAGGGAGTGAGACGCCATGACCGCAGCCGCTTACGAGAATACCTGCCTCCGTGATGCCTTCGAGGCCGCTTCCGATCTCAGCTCGAGCCAATACTACGCCGTCAAATTGAACGGCTCGAACAAGCTCGCGATCTGCGCGACCAGAGGCGAGCGCCCAGTCGGCATTCTGCAAGATGACCCGACGTCGGCGCAGACCGGCACCGTCGCTTTGCTCGGTATCTCTAAGGCGATACTGGGCGGGACTGTCACCGAGATGGATCCGCTCACGACCGACTCGAGCGGGAAGCTCATCAGCGCGACCGATGAAGACGACAACATCATCGGGCTCGCACTGCAGAGCGGCGTCTCCAACGACATCAAGGCCGTCTTCCTGTGCCCCGGTGGCGGCGGTGCCGCGGCCGGCTTGCTCGGTCAGCAGACCTTCGTGAGCTCGGCCAACTACGCCTCGAGCGGCCAATACTGCGGAGTCAAGGCGCACACCACGGCCGGTCAGATCGTCAAGTGCTCAAGCGCGGGGGAGCGGGCTTTGGGCATCCTCCAGAACGCCCCGGCATTGAGTGCCGAGGCGCAGGTGGTGACCTTCGGTCCGGCGACGGCCAAGGCAGGCACGGGCGGCTTTACCGCCGGCGATGCACTGGCGGTCGAGGCGGACGGGGAACTCGTCACTGCGACGAATAGCGCACAGGTGGTCGCCTGGGCGCTCGCGACTGTCGTGGAAGCTGCGACCGGATCAGTCTTCGTTGCGCCGGCCGGCATGAATTCGGTGGTCGGTGCCGCGCTCGCGGACGGCAAGATCTGGGCGGGCAACGGCAGCGGCCTTGCCGCAGCTGTGACTCCGTCCGGCGACGCGACGATGTCCAATGCGGGCGCCTTCACCGTGACCGACGTCACGGTGGGCAGCGACGCCACTGGTGACCTGCTCTACAAGTCGAGCGCGACCGCACTAGCCCGCCTCGGTGTCGGCGGCGCCGGTCGACTGCTCCAGCTGAATGCTGGCAACACGGCGCCGCAGTGGTCCGCGCTTAGTGGCGATGCGACCATCGCTGACGGTGGCGCCATCACTGTCACGGACGTGACGGTCGGGTCGGATGCTACGGGCGACCTGCTCTACAAGAGCTCGGCCACCGCGCTTGCGCGATTGGCTACTGGTGGCGCCGGCAAGCTCCTCCAGGTCAACGCTGGTGACACGGCGCCTCAGTGGTCGGCCGTCAGTGGTGACGCGACTATCGCGGACGGTGGGGCGCTCACTGTGACCGACGTCACGGTGGGTAGCGACGCAAAGGGCGACGTCCTCTACAAGAGCTCGGCCACTGCGCTCGCTCGCCGCGCCATCGGCACGGCCGGTCATCGTCTTGTGGTCAGCGCGGCCGATACCATCCCCGTCTGGGACAACGGCAAGATCGTCAAGGCGACCCTCGCCGGGATGAGTGCCAACGACGACCCGACGAACATCCAAGCCGACTTCACCGTGGCCGACGGGACTACCGGGGCTTACAACCTCTGCGTTCTGCCGGACGCGACGCAGCTCGGCTACTTCGTCCTTGGCGCTGGTCAGACCATCACTGGCCCGGTGGCCACCACGGATGGTATCGACATTGGCTGCGACCAGGCCGACAACGATGGCCTGGAAGTATTCAGTCACTGGATCCACACCAGCGGCAAGCCGCTTGCGGTCGGCATCGACGCAGCGTTCTACTTCCTGGTCAAGCTCAACATCCAGCTGATCAACGGCTGTGATGACCTGTTCATTGGGTTCCGCAAGGCCGAGCTCGGCAACTCCGATGCAGAGGCCTACAACACGTACTTCGGCCTCGGCCTCAACACCGCTGCGTCACCGGGTGCGCTCAAAGTGCGCAATGAGCTAAACGGCGGCGGCGCCGACAACACCGACACTACCAACACCATCGCCTCGGCGACCGACCTGCAGGTGAAGATACTGGTCAGCGCCGCGGGAGTGGCGACGCTGCAGCACGATGCCGTGACGCCAGGAACACTGGCTGCCCCGGCGGCAACTGCGGCGATGTCTTTCGACGATGGCGACCAACTCATCCCGTACGTTCGTTTCCTGCACGCCACGGCGGCGCAGGCTGGCACGGTTGTAATCAAGGGCTGGGAAGTCGGTTACCAGGCCTAGCCGCGGTTGTCTGACTATCTCGGACAGTAGGAGATTTCGATGCCCACCCCGACTCGCAGTGACATGCACATCAACGCAGCGATGGCCAACTTCACGGTCGCCGCGCTGCAGAGCGATGATGCCTTCGTCTGCTTCAAGGCGGCCCCGGTGCTGCCGGTCGAGAAGGAAAGCGACTATTACTTCACGTATCCGACCGGCGCATTTAACCGCCTCGAGATGCGGCGACGTGGCACGAGCGAGGACTCGGCGGGCGGCGGCTGGACGCTGTCGAACACGACCTACTCGTGCGTCAACTATGCCGTGCACAAGGACTTCGATGACGACGACGCGGCGAACGCCGACGCGGCCATCGATCCCGAGCGTGACGCGGTGGCCTGGGGTGAGAACCAGATCCGCATGCAAGCGGATTCGATCTTCGCGACCAACTGTTTCGGCACCAGCAAGTGGACGTCAGACGTTACGGGCGTGAGTTCGAGCGCTGTCGAGGGCACTTCGGCGTTGCATTGGAATGACGCCAGCTCCGACCCGCAAGAGGACGTCGAGTATTGGAAGGGTATCATCAAGGGCCGCATCGGGCGCGACCCCAACTGCCTCGTCGTCGGGCAGACCACGCACCACAAGATCATCGTCAATCCGCAGGTGCGCGACTCTCTGAAGTACACGACCTTTACGAGCGTGCGCGAGGTGGCCGGGAAGCTGGCGGCATACTTCGGCGTCGACCAGTACCATGTGGCGGGTGGGTTCTATAACTCGGCGGCCGAGAACCAGACCGCCACGCTGACGCAGCTGCTCGCGGCCAAGGGCGCGCTGCTGACCTACGTCGATGCAACGGTCGGCAAGCACGTCATGACCGGCGCTCGCACCTTCGCGTGGAAGCGCGATGGTCGCGGCAGCAACGGCATCTATGTGCGTGAGTTCCGCATGGAAAACCTCAAGAGCACTCGCTACGAGTTCGAGCTCTACGTGGACGTGAAGCTCATCACGGCCGACGCGGGCGCCTACTTCAACGGCATCGTGGCGTAAGTCACGATCGCACGTCGAGAGGACCGACGATGCCGCATCTCGCCTGGGGCAACCTCGACCTACACGGCAAGCGATGGGAGCGCGGGGAAGTCATCCCCGAAGCTGTCATCACTGCCATCCCTGCGCACAGACTGCAGCCGCTCATCAACAAGGGCGCAATTCGCTACGCCTCCGAGGATGAGGCCAGGCGCTCGGTTGTCGAGCTTGGGGCGGTGCGCGTGCGGGTCGAGCACCAGCGACTTTCTGACGCGCTCGCCAAGGCCTCCACCAGGGCCGACGCGGTCAAGGCCGAGAAGGCCGCTGTCGATGCGCAGGCCAAGGCGGCCGGCGAGCGTCTGGTGAAGGCTGATGCGGAAGCTGCCTCGGCACTCCGCGCGCTCGAGGCGCACGAGAAGACTCACACCAAGGTGAGGGGCAATGAGCCGCGCAAGTCGTAGCGCGGCCGTAGCGTACGCCGTGGCGCAGTAGGCAACGGCGGCGCGAGAGGCGCAGCCGATGGCGTTTACCTACGACATCTCGACCAACCGCGGCAAGGTCCGGCTGTCCATTGGCGACACCGTCGACAAGACCGACGACGACGAATCACTCACCGATGCCGAGGTCGATTACGCGCTCGAGCTGACGTCCGACGTCGCCGCCGCCGCCGTGCGCGCCGCGGAATTCCTGCTCGGCAAGCTACGCAACAAGATCGACTCGAGCGCCAGCGGCATCACGGCCTCTCAGTCACAGAAGGTGACGCAGCTCGAGACCCTACTCGCTCGCCTCGAGGCCCGCGCCGCACGTGGCGGTATGACCGTCTACGCGGGCGGGATCAGCGATTCGCGCAGGCAGACCAACCAACAGGACACCGACTATCCGCAGCCGTCATTCTCGGTCGGGCAGGATGACTATCCCGGCACCGGCGTCGCGACAGGGGACGACGACGATGCTTGAGCTGCGCGTGGAGAACGGCCAGGCGGTCGGCATCGTCCTCGGCAAGATGGCGCTCACGCTGCAGCCGGCGCTTGGGCGCGCGGTGCTGAAGGCCGCGAATTACGCTGGCGGCGAGATCGCGCGGACAGTCATCGACGAGTTTCCGAGGGGCACCGGCGAGCTTGCCCGGTCTTTCCTCCCGGCGAAGTTTGTCGATGCCTCCGACGAACTGGCCGCCGGTGCTCTATCGGATCTCGTCTATGCCGACATCCTCGACCGTGGCGGGACCGTCAAGCCGAAGACAGCCAAGGCGCTCGCCATCCCGATCTCGCCACAGGCGAAGAAGCGCTGGCCGCGCGACTGGCCGGATGGGGTCCTGACGCTCATCGTCAGCAAGCGCGGTACGCCGCTGCTCATCGAGGCCAAGGCCTCGCGCACGATTTTGCACTACGTCCTCAAGCAGAGCGTGACCATCGCGCCACGTCACTACGTGGACGCTGCGGCCAAGAGGGCCGAGCCACAGGTGCACAAGATACTCGGTGAGAGCGTCAAGGCGGCGCTCTCGCAGGTGCAGGGAGGAGGCATCAGTGAGTGACCCTCTTCGCCTGCAGATCCTCGACGCGCTGGCCGCGGTACTCGAAGCGATCCGTGTGCCGGATGGGTACCGCAACACGGTCGCGACGGTCGAGTTCACAGCGCGCGAGCCCACGGACCAGGCGGCCCGCTCCGGGGCGAGGCCATGGATCGGCATCGTGCCGCAGGGCGAGGACAATACCGACATCTGTGGCAACTCCACCATGGAGTGGACGGTGCAGCTGCTCGCCTTCGTGGACTGCACGAAGAGCGCGCGCGGTGTCGCGGAGGGCTGCGCCTCAATCGCCAACGACATCCGGCGCGCCATCTACGAGGACCCGACCCTCAACGTCGAGGGCGTGCTCGGCGTTCGCATCAAGCGACGACAGGGCTCAGAGGGAAACCCGCAGTCGGCGCAAGAGGGCGTCGCAGCAATCGTGCTCGAGCTCGCGATCAAGTTTGAAGAGTCAGTCACGGCCGAGTAGGCCGAGGAGATAGTCACCATGGCACTCGGTTCCGCACAAGTATATGGCCGCTCGCGCCGCTTCTTCGTCAGCGACGAGCCCGCAGGCTCTGCCGGGACGTTCGTCAAGCCTGGCGCCACCGACGCGGCGAAGATCCTCACGCTGCAGATGAGCCCCGAGATCACGCGCAAGCCGCGGCTCGAGCATCGCACAACCCGCAGCTTGCTCGAGCGCATCACCGACACGGCGAAAGGCACCTGGTCTCTCGAGTCGCGCGTCATCCCGAGCGGCACAGCGGGCACTCCGCCTGACATCCATCTGCTACTCAAGGCGATCCTCTCGACGTACACCAACTCCCCGGCAACGAGTGACACCTACGCGCTCAGCGACTCCAACGTCATCCCAACCGTGTCGCTCACGCAGCAGTTCCGCTCCGGTTCGGCGGCGACCACGGCGCTGTTCCAGGAGGCGGGCTGGGGCTGTTGGGCCGATAGCTTCACCGTCTCGGCAAAGGGCGGCGAGGAGCCCCGATTCAAGTTCGAGGGCGGAATGATGGGCTATGCTCAGACCGGCGTCACATCGCTCAACGGTGCGATGGTGACCACGGACCAGCTCATCGCGGCAACGGCGACGTCGCGCGCACTGCGCACGAACTCGGTCATTCAGATCGCCGCCGACGACAACAGCGGCGCCGGCTACCAGGTAACCGCCGACTCGTCGCGACCAACCTTCACCATCTCGGACGGCTCGGGACCGACCTCGGTGAGCGCCGACAACGGCGCAGCCGTCTATCCCTTCGCGCCAAGTGAGACCACTGCCGGCAACCCACAGCAGGGGCTGACCGGCTCGGTGACCGTCGCGGGCGCGGCCATGCCCATCACCGGCTTCGAGCTGAGCATCAAGAGCGGCGTCAAGCCCAACGACGACGAGGCCCTGCACCAGTGGCCGAGTGACCTGATCATGGGCGACGTCGAGGTGAGTGGCACGCTGAGTTGTCGGGCGCGCGCCGACCAGCTGATCCGAATGCTCAACCGCGACGGGTTCGCGACCTACGCCATCGTGGCAGTCATCGGCAGCGTGGCCGGCAGCATCGTCACGATCAATGTGCCGTACGCCGAGACGGACTTCTCCGCGTTCGAGGCGCCGGAGTCCGACGAGGTGATCTTGAGCCTGCCCTTCACGGGCCTCGGCTCGAGCGGCGCGGACAACTGCTCGATCGTGTTCACCTGATGATGGCGCCGTCGCGGCGTCAGAGGAGAGAGGCATGGCGAGGAATGTCGGGACCACGAATGGCGAGGACTGGGTTACCTATGCGCCCGATGTCGACGGCAATCGCGAGGACGAGACGCCGTTGACTGTCGAGCTGCACCCGATGAGCGGCGACGAGCTGCGCGCGTATCAGCGCGGCGTCGTCACGGCGGGGAGCAAGCGAGCCCTGGCGACGCGTGCCGAAAAGGTCTCCGAGCGCATCTACTCGGAGCGCGTGCGCAACGTGCGCAACTATTCGGTGAACGGCAAGCCCATCCTCACCGGCGCCGACCTGTACCAGCACGGCGAGCAGATAGTCCGCGACGACATCTGGACGGCGCTCACGAACCTTTCTCAGCTCGGCGAGGGTTTGGTGGGAAACTCGAGCTCGCGGCCCGCTTCGTAACGAGCGGTGACCGCGAGACACTCAGGAGGGACTGCAAGTCATGCAGGCGCGCGAAGCTGGACAGCGAGCGTGGGTGCAAGCGGTCGAATCCGCATGTCGGTTTCGCCTGGGCGCCAGAGCTGAAGCGCTGTCCGATCTCCGTGATCAGGCCCGCGGCGTGGGAGTGCGTGCGCTGGTGGCAGGACTGGCGCTCGCTGCACGTCCTGCCCTGGGGAGGGACTGACCTCATGGAGCAGCCGGCCCCTGTGCTCGAGGCAATCATGCTCTGCGAGCGGGTACTCCACGAGGCCCAGGCCGAGGCGCAGGCAAGACAGGAGGCTGAGCTGGAGAAGGCACGGCGCGAGGCGGAGAGGCGGCGGAGATAGATGGCGCGAATCGGCATCATCATCGCGGCCAAGGATATGGCCGGCAAGGTCCTGCGCGACACCGGCAAGGCGGTTCGTGATCTCGGCGCGGTTGGCGACAAGGCAACACGCGACATCATGCACGGCCTGGCGACCCTCAACCAGGTTGCCGGCCTGGCGCGTCGTGGCTTCGCCCTCGTGGATCGCAGCGTTGGTGATCTGCTGCGGACCTCGCTCGAGTACCGCGACATCAACGACCCCGTGCTCGACCAACTCAAAGAATTCGAGCGGCAAAGCAACGTACTCAAGGCCCGGCTCGGGGATGCCCTGCTGCCGGCTGTGCGCGGCCTCATGGTGGCATTCGGTGGGGCGGGTGACGCCGTCATGGATTGGGTCAAGGCGAACCGCCAGGCCATCGGCGCGGGCGCAGTCGAATGGGCGGGCAAGCTCGGTGGCGTGCTCATCGATGGCGTGGCCTCGGGAGTCTCGCTCGTCGCAAGAGCATGGGCCGGATGGTCAATGCTCATCAACACGACCAAGGCGTACGTCAATGCGCACTTCTCGGTCTTGCTATCTGGCGTGTCGGCGGCTCTCGGCGCGATGGCGAAGCTGTCCGAGATGGTGGGCGCCGGCGGCCTGGCGACCTCGTTGCAGTCGGCGACGGGCTACGTCAGCGGGCTTGGCGCGGAGTTCTCGTCATCGGCGACGGATGCGTGGCAAGCCGTGCAGGAGACATCGGGCGGGCTGGATGCGCTCGAGACAAGGCTTGAGAGTGTGCGGACGCTGGCCCATGCAGCCCTCAATCAGGGTGTCACCGCGGGCATGAAATACGCCCAGCGGGCCACCGAAGGCGCAACCCAAAGTATCGAGGAACAGGCGATAGCCGCAAAGGCTGCGGCCGATACCGCGTCGGCAGCCTCTGCATCCGCAGCAGCCGCAGCAATCGCAGCATCTAAGGCCGAGGTCGCGCAGAGGGTGCAGCAATTCAACGACGTCGCCGAGGCCAACAAGCGCACGACCGACAGGATGATAGACGATCAAAGAGCGTACGAAAGCTACATACACTCGGCGTACGCGGCCATGGAGCAGGCGGGGGAAACATTCGCCAGCTCGATGATAGAAACCAACAACGACATTGGCAAATCACTCAAGACCACAGCCAAGGCCGCCGCACTGATGATATTGGATATGGCTTCCAACATCATCATGGTCTACGCAGCGCAGGCTGCGGCGGCGGCGTTCGCATCACAACAGTGGCAGAACGTTGTACCTGGCGTCGGTGTTGCGGCGGGACTTGCTCTGGCTGCGGTCGTTATCGGAATGACCAAGGCGTACATCTCGCAACTCCCTGCCTTCGCGCGCGGCGGCCTCGTGACCGGAGGCGTCCCCGGTCGCGACAGCGTACCCATCCTCGCGATGCCTGGCGAGCGCGTTCTAAGCGTGCAACAGACGCGCGCCTACGACTCCGGGCGTGCGGGCGGCGGCGGCTCAGGTGGCGGCACCCTCGTTATCCGCAATGAGTCGGCGTTCCCCGGTCGGCGGTCCGACATCAACCGCACCATGCTGCGGCATAAGCGCGCAATTCAAGACCTCTTGCGTGACGGCCTCTGGCCCGAGCCGGAAGGGGCGGTGTAGCCGTGGCCTGGTCCAGTGCCGAGCTGCCCGCAGCCACGCTCACGCCGTTCAATGCAGACAAGCCCCTGCTCGTCGGCGTCAATCGGCTGCGCGGGCTGACCTCGTCAAGTGTCCGCTGGAGCACGACCGCGACATGGGGCGGCGCCGACAATACCGACGCCAGCTATCCGATTACCAACCTCAACGACGACTATACCCACAAGCGCAGCGCCGGCGCCTCGAGCACGACGCCGTGGTATCTCCATATCGACATGGGCTCGCTGCTTACCTTCGATTCGGTCTTCGTCGTTGACCACAACTTCGGCGGCTCTGGCGGCGGCTCAGTCAACTTGGCCGTTGGCAATGACAACGTGTACACCGGCGTGCAAGTCATCCAGACGTGGACGGTAGATAGTGGCTCGACGGCCCGGCTCGTGGCTGTCGAGATGGATCATGTCGGCGCATCGGTCCGTCAGTACACGGCGCAGTATCTCCGCTTCACGATCACAGACAGCGGAGGGATCACGCCAGGTGCCGGGGAAGTGTTCATCGGCACGCGCCGGCAGCTCTCGCACAATCCGGACCGGCCATGGGACCCGGACGCATTCACGACGAGCGCTGACATCTTCGAGGGCTCGACCGGCATCGATACCGAGTACATCCGCCACCGTGGCCGGCGCATCGTGCGCGCGGGCCTAACCACGTCCACGTCTGCGCAAGCCACCGACCTTCTCGCCTTCTACAAGACCGACCTACAGTATGGACGCTATCGCGGCTTCTGGGTCGAGAACCCATCGACCGCGCCCAAGGCTTACTTCTGTCGCTTCTCGAAAGACCTGGCCTTCCCCTACCAAGGCCCGGTTGAGCGACGCAACGAGTTGATCGGCATCGAGCAGGGTGATCTGTTCGTGAGTCAAGAAGTATGATCTCCCTCGCTGCAAACTGGCTCGCGGCGGCGCGCAAGCCATACCCGGAGCTTGTCTGGTACATCGACATCCAGACCGATGGCTCGACGCACTACTATGCCCGCAAGGGCTACAGCGAGGTGGCGGCCGTCGCCGCATACCCGGCCACGATCGACTCTGTCACCCCGGTCTCGTACGCGATCGATCCGCTCACGCGCAAGCATTCGGTGGGCAGCGTCAGTATCCGCTTTCTCGCCGATGGCTGGGCCAAGGCGCTAGTCATCGCCAAGCGGCTGCGCGGCAAGCGCATCGACATCAAGCTCGGGTTCCGCGGGATCGCCCTCGCCGACTTCGCCAACTATGCGGTGCAGCGCATCATCGATGACGTCCAGGTCGAGCCGGATGGCGCCGTCACTCTCAAGGCCGTCGACGCGTTCGGGCTCATGCGCGACAAGCAAATCGTCGGCTACTGGGTAGCGCAGCATCCGCTGGCCATCGCGAAGGACATTGCGGAGAAGTGCGGCGTTCAAAGCGGGTGCATCGACGCGACCAGCCTCGACCCGACCGACGCAGCGAACGCGGCGATCGGGCACTGGAACTGCGGCCGGAGTGACATCGACTTCGAGTTCATGGAGCTCCTTGACGAGCGCAGCGTTCTACGTGAGCCGGTCAATGGTCTCCAGGTAATGGACGAGATCGGGCAGATGCTCCCCGGTGCGCTCGTGGTCCTCGAGGACGGCATCTTCCAGTACGTGCCCTTCGACACCGGCGCCGCGGTGCAGGCCACGCTGACCGACGACGATCTGGATAACGACGACATCGAGATCGAAGAGACGGACGGCAACGCGATCAACCGCGTCGTCATTGAGTACGGCAAGCGCTCCTCGTTCCTGCTGCGCCGTGACGACACCGGGAGCCAGACGGCATTCGCGCTCAGCACTGTCAGCGACGGGGTCTATTCCAAGACTATCCGCCTGCCTTGGGTGAACGCAGCCGCGTTGCTCGTTGGCGCAGACATGGACGGCGCCACACCTGGCCCCGAGAGCCCCGCGGTCGGTGCCACGTTTGACCTGGCACAGGGGTCGCCCTGGGGCTTCGTGGGCGCGCGGTGGCCGAGCTACCCGGGCACAGCGCAGCCAGCATCGGCGGCCGTTGACGGCACGCACCTGGCCTACGTGCAGATCGACGATGAGATCATCGCGTGCGACGTCTGCACCCCGTCAACGACAGAGGCGGATACGGCGACGATCGAGAGCCCGCTCGGACTTTGGGAGTACGACGCGACACAGCTCGTCGACGCTGGCCCCTTCCCGGGCGAGGTCACGTACCGAGTACAGGACCGCGGCGCGCTGGGCACAACCTCGGCCGACCACGACGAATCCGACGTTAGCAGTATCCCGCCCGTCATCACCGTTGCCCGCGACTGCACCATCCCCGTTGCCGTCGCGACGAACATCATCAACCGCTGGTCGTACGGCGTCCCCATCATCAAGGTCCGCGTGGGTATCGACCAGTACGGGCTACAGGTCACCGACCTAATCCAGGTCGATACGGACCGCTTCTTCGCCACAGGCTTCTCGAATGCCGACGACATAGTGTGGGAGATCATTGGCAAGGAGCCGGACTTCGACAGCGACAACCCAGCACTGGTGCTGACCCTGGCCTACGCGACGCAGACCAGCCCACTGTCGCCCGTCTTCTCGTGCGGCTCCGGCATCGGTTCGATACGGCGGGCCGATGACGTGCGCAGCTCGGCGATAGCTGCGGCTGACACGTTCAAGACTGCGGCATCAGGGCTCACTGTGGCCGCGGTATCGCTCAATGTCACGCTTGGCTATACCGTCGCGGTCGGGCGGGTGACGGCTGGCATCTATGCCAAGGCGAAGAGGGGAACAACGACCTTCACGGCTTTGGCGAGCAAGGATACTTACGTCTACTACTCGACGATGAATGGTGCGCTTACCGTGCGTGCGACCACGCTCGGTGCCGGTGCGCCCACCATCCGCGCCGGCCACATACTCATCGGCAAGGTCGTGTCGAACGGCACCGCTGTAACCAGCGTCACGAACTACACCAACACGACGCGGCTCGCTGACGATATCGTCGTCGAGTCGGTCATTGCCAACTATGCGGTCACGAGCACCAAGACGATCGATGACGGCAACCTGGGCGACAACACGAACTTCGAGCTGGGCGACCGCGGCTGGCCGACCAAGCAAGGGACCTGGGAAATTGCCGCCGATGCCGAGGCACGCACCGGCTCCTACTGCGCGCGGACCGTTGCGGGCGGCACCGCGGCCATGCGCAACGCGAAGACTTTCCGTGTCGAGGAGGCCGATCAGGTCTACGCCGAGGCCTGGTTCAAATGCACGGCCGGTGCGTCGGGTGATGCGGCCGTTCGTATCTCCTGGCTCGATGCAGCCAAGGCAGAACTATCGACCACAAACGGCACCAGCGTCACGGCGCAGACGAGCTACACCAAGTCGAGCGTGACGGGGACGGCGCCGGCAACGGCCAAGTATGGGCGCCTCGAGCTGCTCGTTGTCGGTGCTCTGGCTGGCACCTGGTACGGTGACGACGCGGTCTGCCGGACCGTGGCGACCAGTGCCCTGGTTGCGTCGGGCGCCATTGTTGACGCGCACATTGGCGCGGGCGCGGCGATAGGCGGAACGAAGATGGCGCCAGGCGCGGGTGTGTTCACGCACCTCGATGCGTCCGGTGTCTTCGACTCCCTGCAGAACGTGACCACGACGTCGATCGACTACATCGACGACAGTGCCACGTACAAGCGGGTCGCGGCGGCAGCGGTCGGCACCGACAACAAGATCGACTTCAACCTTGCCGGGTTCCTCAACAAGACGCTCGACTACATCTCGGACGGCACGAGTTACAAGCGCATTGCGGCGGCGGGTGTCACGACTGGCACCATCAACTCGAGTGGGTTGGCGGCGCAGGCGGTCAATGCGGCGGCGCTCGCCAACACCGCCATTGCGCCGGTGCACCTGAGCGATCAGGCCAGCGGTAGCAGCGCCTCGTTTAACCACAACTTCGCCACGTGGACGAGAGGGTAATACATGCCGACATTCGCCAATCCGCCGGATGGCTGGACCATAAACACGGGCACATGGGGAGATGATGCCGACGGTGTCAACCCCGGGCTGTCGAGCGGGTATGCCTTGCGGCTGCTCTCGACTGCCGTGGCCACGTCTGTTGCGCAGCGCCAACTCGCGACCATCAACCCGGGGCTATACAGGGCACGGGCAAGCGTCCGGGCAAGCTCCAACGCGGCAGGAAACACACTGCTCGTACGCGCGCAGCGGTACCGAGCCGGGTCCAGCACAAACTACGACCTACTTGCGGGACTCGTTAGCACCATCAACACGTGGGAGCACTACAGCACGTACTTCCTTTGTGACGAGCCCACCGTGTGGGTGAGTCTCATCTTCGCCAAGACGGCAAATTTGTACACGGCGGACGTGGGGCAATTCGTTCTCGAGAAAGTCCCCCTCTGGTTCAACGCCTTCCGCTCGGCGGACCAAGGGGCGCTCGCGGCCAGCGGATGGCGACAGATTTACTTCAACAGCGACACCGACACGGACCCGGCCGCGGCCTTCAACACTGGCACCTATAACTTCGTCGCACCATACGCGGGTGTGTTTGAGTTCGCGACCTCGTTATCGTGCAGTACCACCATCGCAGATGCCAAGGTCTACTCTGTCGGCATCGCCGTGAACGGTTCGATCCAGGCGCAAAACGATTACGTCCTTGGTGCGGCGCACGCCCCTACTGGTCAATGCTCCACCGGCCCACTGGTGCTGGCGTCCGGCGATACTGTTGGCGCCTATGTCTGGCACAACCACTCGGCCGACATCACGGTACAAAGCTCCTCGCAATACACCTGGTTCCGCGGCAAAGAGGTGGCCTAGTCGTGAGCACCGTCCGCTCCCAACACTGGCGCGACGAGCACCTCTCGCAGCGAGAGCGGCGGCGGACTATCGGCCACTTTCTGCACTACTGGAGCCGGGCACGGCAGCTTTGGGTCCCGACTGACCCGGCCGTCGAGGAGCAGGGCAGCGCGCCGGCCGAGTGGTCGGGAACCTGGGACTTCCGCATCGCGAGCCTGCGCGGTGCACTGCAATGCTTCCTCGGCGACACGACAGACGCCAGCAACCGCTGCCTCGTCGGGGTGCGGCGCGCGGACCGGCCCGGGGTGTGGCTCAACATCAAGGCGCTTGGCGTCAACGCGGTCAACGAGACCATCGACGTGGCGGCTCGCTCGGTGACCTGGGTCGATGCCTGGACCAACGCTGACCTGACCTTCGTCGCGCACCGGCACAAGCTCGAAAAGCGGATCTTGCTCAAGACGCCCGGGCATCCGGCGAGCTTTCGTTTCGCACTCCGTCTCGCCGCGGGGCTGACCTACGCGGTCGCGAGCAACGTCCTGCGCATCTACGACTCGCAGGGCGTCGAGGTCCTGCGCACACGTCCGCCCTGGGGCGAGGACGCCAACGGCAACCTGGTGCGGGTCGGACTCGTCGAGGCAGCATCGATCACGGTCGGCGGCCGGACCTATCCGACCGTGCGCGTCGTGCCGCTGGCGGCGGACCTTGAGACTGCGACTTACCCGGTGACAGTGGACCCGACGACGACGATCAGCGGGACCACCGACATCCAAGACGCGCTGATGAATGCCTCGGGAGCAACTCTCAACTATGGCGGGCAGAGTAGCCAGTACGGCGTGCAAGTTGGCGTGCAGAATCTCACAGGCAGCAATCGCCGCACGCTGCTGCGCCTCGCTGCCTCGGCAATCCCCGCCGGCACCCTCACGGCGTTGCGGTCGTGCCTCACTCGCTATTCGTACTCGGGCTGCACCGTGGCGGGACAGATCAACTGGTACATTTGCACCGATGCGTCGGCGTGGGTGGAGGGCTCGTCCACTGCGGCGTTGGAGAATGGCGCCTGCTGCTGGGGCCATGCCGTGTACAACACGCTGGCCTGGAACACGGCGGGCTGCGGCGGGTCAGGGACCGACTACGACGCTGATGCCGACCCACCAACGACGGCATTCGCTGCTTACACGACGGGTGACCCGGTACTATTTACGACCACGCTCGATGTCGCGTGGGCGCAGGCATGGAAGGCCGCGAGCCGCGTCAACAACGGCATGGTCATCATGGAGCCGAGCGCAAGCAACGGCAAGGCATTCCTCGCGGCGAGCAGCGAGTATAGTGCCAACCAGCCATACTTCGAAGTCGACTACACCACCGGCCCCTCTGCCGGGGTGCTCTATCACCACGCGCGCCGTGGTCGGGGTGACGGATGAGACTGTTGAAGGTATCCACTGCGGCGACTGTCCTCGTCGGCCCTATCTGTGACTCGACCGACGGCAGCGCCGAGACCGGGCTTGGTACTCAGAACGGGCGCATCGTCAAGATCGGCGCCGGCGCCGCGTTCACGCCGGACTCATGGGCGCACGATGGCGGCGGCTGCTATCTTGTCGGGCTGAGTGATTCGCACACAGACACCGCCGGCCCGATGGAGCTGAGCTGGGGCATCGCGGGAACGCTGCCATTCAAAGAGACGTTCCTCGTGATCGACGCCACGGTCTATGACGCGCTCGTCAAGAGCGTCGGGTACTTACCGGTCGACGTCACGGAATGGCTGGGCGTTGCACCGCTGGCGTTGTCGTCGCAGCGAGTGGGCTGTGAGGTCGGCGCCTATGCCAGCGCTGGCGTGACACCGCCGACTGTCGGTGACTATTCGACGGCGCGGGCGGCGAAGCTCGACAACCTCGACGCGGCGGTGACGACTCGTGCCGCGGCGGCGACTGCCCTCTCGACCGCTGACTATAGCGCGGCCCGTGCCACCAAGCTTGACCAGCTCGACGCGGCGGTGAGTAGTAGGGCGGCAGCGGCCACGGCGCTCTCGACTGCCGATTACAGCTCCGCGCGTGCTGCCAAGCTGGACTACCTCGATGTAGCAGTGAGTGGCCGGGCTGCGGCTGCGACGGCACTCACCAATGCGACATGGACAGACGCCAAGGCGGGATACATCGACGCGGCAATCAGTTCGAGGTCGGCGCCAGCAACAGGGGCGAATACTGTCACGCTACAGGCGAGGACAGCTGGCAGCCTAGCCATCCCTGGCGCGGTCCTCTCGGTCTACAACTCGACAAATACCGTGCTCATTACACGAGTCACTTGCGACGCCAGTGGCAATGCGACCCTTGCACAGGACGATGGCACGCTGAAGGTGCGGGCTCTGCTCGCGGGGTACTCCTTCGCCACGCCGCAGACGGTAACGGTCAGCGGAGATACGACGACAACGATCACGGGAACAGCAGTCGGTGGTACTGCCGACTCGCCAAGTAACTGCCTGGTCTACGGGACGCTGTCCAACGGCGCGGCGGATGCCAGCAAGACGGTGACCTTCACGCTCTCGACCCCGGCAGTGGTGGACGGCAACCAGCTCACGCGGACGCCCATCACCGCGACCACAGACGCGAGCGGCTACTTCTCATTCAATGCGCCGCGCACCGCTACCGGGGTGCTGAAGTCCCCCGATGCCTCGCTGAATGATACCTACACGGTGCCCGACGCTGCCTCGCAAGATGTCGCCACCTGGACGCCAGACTAACCCCAAGGAGATACTCCCATGCTTGACGTGCTTCCTCTTGGAACCCTGCTGTCGGACGTGGCGCTCAATGCCGTGGCGGCCACGCGGACCTTCACCATCGGCCCAGCTCTCGCCAATGGTAAGAAGCTCGAGCAGTATGACCGGCTCGCGCTGCACTTCGTCTTCACGCATGCCAACAACGGCACGATCTCGGCAGTCGTCACGGAGGGCGCCGCTGCGGATAGCGCGACTGGCAGCCTGACTCGCAAGAGCTGGTCGGGCAGCACGGCAACCCTCTCGTTCAATGAGACATACATCACGGAGTCGCTCAGCGCCGACAAGTCATTCTCCGTGCTCATCGAGACCGGGGGCGCCCGTGCTCTGCAGGTCGTTGTCGCGCACGGCGGCGCGCCCAATGCCAGCGACAAGATCACGGTGACCGGCGAGCTACTGGCCGGCGCGGCGGCGTAGGCAAAGCGGCCCGGCGACGGGACGCATGGAGATAGGTATGGCCCCGCAGGCGATGACAGGCGAGAGCAGCGGCGGCAGCGGCATGCTCGGCCTGAGATGTGAGCAGCACGATCGCGCACTTGCCGACCACGAGCAGCGACTGCGCACGCTCGAGGAGCGGGACCTGACCCTGCTCGGTGACTTCAAGGCGCTACGCTGGCAAGTATTCGCTGCGGCGGCGGTAGCATCGGCTGCCGGGTCAGGGCTGCTGGATCTGCTCAGGGCCACGGTGGCGCCGTGATCCGCGATCGGATCGCCGAGTGCGATGCTCGCAACTCGAGGCCAGTCGTCGGCCCGGAATTCATCGTTATCCACAAGACCAGTCTGCGAGTGGGCGGCACCGACAATCCGAGCCCCATCTCCGACGAGGACCTCGACGGCGTGGGCTTGGTCCGCACCTTCGCGGCGCAGTCGGCCTCGCCACCCAATGGCCTCGGCACCTCGGGGCTGTGTCCCTACCACCTGCTCGTGCGCGCGGACGGCGTGGTTGAACAGATGCTACCGCTCTCGGTGCGCGGGGCCCATGCGCGAGAGCACAATAGCAAGTCGTGGGCAGTGGCCTACGTCGGCGAGCGGCCAACCACACATCAGGTCCGTGCGCTCGTGCGAACCTGCACCGCGCTTGTGCTGGCGAGCGTGCTAGTCGGCGGCAAGCCGGCGCGCATCGTCGGGCACACGTCACTACCAGGAGCGAGCCGCGATCCGGGCAAGGTCTGCCCGCATGAGTCGCTCGACCTGCGCAAGCTGGAGGGCGATGTGCTCGCGCGGCTGGCAGCGATCGATCAGTGGCGCACGGACCGTGACCACGTGGCAACGCTCGTGCGCGCCGAAGGTCTTTCACTTGGAGGTGTAGCGTGATCCCTCTCATCAAGCGTGTGTTTCGGGCCTTTCTCTTTGACGAGCTCGCGGCAGTCCGCTGGCTCCGTGGCGCGACACTAGCCTTCGCGGCGGGTGGGCTGGCCTTCGCCGACCAGCTCGCGAGCGTGATCGCGCCGGATGGTGCGCCAGAGCCCGGCGTGGTGCGAGCGATCAAGATCGCGGCGGTCATCTGCGGCTTCCTCGCCGGCGCCATCACGGCAGGGGAGCGCAACGCCAAGCCGGCCGAGCCGCAGCTGTGAGCAACGTCTTTCCCTGGCTTCTCGTCGTCGGCCTCGTCGGCGGCGGGGGCTGGTATTTGCATCGGCTCCAGTCTCAACTCGACGCCGAGGCCGATGCTCGAACCGCGGCCGAGGAGTCGGAGCTGCGTGCGCTCGGTGAAATCGTCGAGGAGCGGGTGAGCCGAGAGCAGGCCGAGCGGCGAGCCGACGATCTGGCCGGCAAGGTCCCGGAGCTTCAAGCCGCACTCGACAAGGCGCGCAAGGCACTCCCTCGCTCGCGTATCGTCTCGGTGGTGCGCGCGAGCACGGGGCCGATCGTCGTCGAAGAGCCACCCGACGAGGAGCCACCACCCGAAGATGAGTCGGAAGAGGTCCCGTGTCTGGTGCGCCCTGGCGACCGGCTCGAGCTGCGCGCGGATGAGGTCGTGATCGGGGGCCGCGCCGGAGCGCGGGTGCTCGTCGGTGCAATCTCGGCCTGGCGACTGGGCCCACCCGAGGCGGCGCTACTGGCGCGCGGTGCATTCGAGGCGCCGTACTCTGAGGCCGTCGTCGTGCCGGACCCGTCGCCGACCTGGCAATGGTGGCATGTCGCCGCTGCGAGCGGGGCTGGGCTACTGCTCGGGATGGCGGCGGGGATCGTGGTCGCGCGCTAGAGTCAGGCCGGCAAGCTCGCCCAGAGCCCAGCCGCACGCGCCACCGATCGCAGCCTCACACACGCCCTGCACGCACATCCGTGCTGGTGTCCGAGATCCCACAGTCGCGCGAGCTCAGCCAGTGCGGCGGCGCCCTCGTCGGGCAGAGGCAGCGTAGCGCTCCTGCTGCTCGCGTCCCTGTCGCTCCCGGCGCTCGATCTCGTGGTCGTGCGCTGCCTCGGCGCGGGCCTGCTCCTTGTCTGCGATCCCATCGATCACCTCTCCGCCGAGGACTCGCCTCGCGCTCTCGACTGCTGCGACCAATCGCTCGAGGACCCCATTGCTCCCGTGCTTGGCTGCGCGCGGACCCTCGATGGCAAGCTGCCCCTGGGCCGCCAGCTCCCGTACCCTCTTGCCGTCGCGCACCAGCCAGACGCCGGAGGAGTGGAGCAGGTCGGCGGGGGGCCAGCGCTCAGACACTTCTGCACCTCGACCGATTCCCGGTCCGCCCCAGCGCCGCGCACGTTTCCAGAAAATCGTTGCGCTGCTCCACCGCCGACCGATCGTGCCCGCCCTCTCTGTCCGCGTGCGTGCTCGCCGTGCACCAGTCCGCGCCGCGGTTGTGACCGCGCCTCGTTGCGGCCCACTCCTCGGCGACAGATACGGTCCCGTAGCTCTTGGCCGTCGTGCCGTCCGCATGCAGCACGGCCCGGTACTCGTACGACTCGGCGAGCGCCTCCATGCGGGACTCGGCCTGGTCGTAGAAGCTCTCGGCCCACACGCGGCGATAGACGCGCTCGCGGCCCATGTTGTCACGACCGCGGCGGAAGGCGACGACGAGGAAGCGGGCGTGCTTCGGGCCGGCATCACTCGAGCGGCGCGACTGCGATTGTGTGGCTCGGCTACGGCTGGCGGTGCGGTACATGCGGTCTCCTCTCTGTTGCATCCACATTGACAAGGCCCTTTGCGTGCAGCCATGCGAGCACATCGATCGCATCGAAGTAGGCGACGGTGCGCGGCGGGTTGTCGTGCCAGTTCGCCACCTCGCCCATTGGGCACCGTTTGCGCGTCGAGCGATCGAGGCGTATGCGCTCGCCTCGCGGCGGTGGGCCAGGGACAACCAGACAGACCCTGCTGAGTCCGTGCTCGCTTTCGATGACACGCTTGCATGCAAGCGCCAATTCGAGCGGAGTCATCATTGGCCATCCCACCCCTGCGCCCGCAGCACGCGCGCGATGTTGGGAGGCGTCCACCCGGGCGGCTTGAGTCGCTTGCCGTCGGGGCGCACAGGACCACCCGCCTTGGCCATATTGCTGCGCTGGATCTCCGCCATGACCGGGTGCATGTCGATGCCGAGCCGGCGTGCGAGACCGAGCAGGACGACGATGCAGTCCCCGATCGCGTCGGCGGTCTCGACGATGTCCGTGCGGTGGACGGCCTCGACGAGCTCGCAGTGCTCCTCGCCGATGAGCCTCAGTGCGAGCGGGATGCCGGAGTTGTTGTCGGGCCAGCCGGGCGACTCGCGCCGCGGGGTTTCGATCGCGTCGTTGAAGCGGTTGACCTCGGCTTGCCAGTCAGGATTGCATTCATGCTGGCCGGCTGGGAACGCAGACTCGCAGTTGGCGCAGTAGGCCGTGTTCATTTGCTCTTGCCCCTCCGCTCGATCTCCCGATTGAGGTACCAAGCCGCCTTGCGCAGATCCTCGAGCGTCGATCCCTTGTGCTCTGCCCGCGAGATGTACTTGACTACGTTGCCGAGGCAGAAGCCGAGCTCCCACGCCTCGATGACGTCGATTGCCTCGACGCCGCCGTGGTTGTAGTGCGGTGGATGGTCCACGGTCTCAGACATCGCTCAGCTCCTTGGCGAAGAGTTCGGGACACCAGCCAGCAAGCTCGGCGCGCATCATGCTGGCCACCTGTCGCATCTGTGGATGTGCTGCCTTGCTCTCGCGCAGTTCGAGTACATGCAGCCACTCGCGAGCATTGGCGGTCATAACGATCTCGGTCCTGAGACAGGTCGGCAGTACGGCGCGGGCGATCTGGGGCGCTGTGTCTGCATCTAGCATGTTGAGATAGGCGCGCTCCGCCTTGGCGACTGCGGACATCCATGCCTCGCGATTGTGATCGGATAGCCCTGGCGGCTCGATGACCTCGATGCCGTGGTCGTAGCGGCAATACCGAGTACTTTCTTGCGCGAAGCTGGCGATCCTGTGGCGCACTAGCTCATGCGAGACGCCGCGGTCAGAGACGATGCGCAGCGTAGCGCTCACGTGCTCGAGCACGGATAGGTGGCCGCGCTCGACCAGCATCCGCACGAAGCGGGCCGCACTGCCCGGGCAGATGTTGTGCTCGCTCCGATAGCACGTGCGTCCGGCTCGCTCGATGATGGCGGCTGGCTCCGGTATCCAGGCCTCGAGCGTGACTGAGGGCTGTACGATCTTCACGTCTTCGCCCTTTCGCAGTGTTCGCCGAGCACCACCCAGCGCAGGTTGTCGCCGGTCAGCGTGACGCGGTCGCTGTAGTCGCCATCATCGTAGGTCGCCTCGTGTTTCTCGTAGGTCGCCTGCCCGGCGACCATGCGGTTGATGCGCCAGTAGGCACCGTCGATGCCGTAGACGATGCTCAACAGCGTGCCATCCGAGAACGCCAGGAAGCGTGTCTTCGGCTCACCTGAGTCGTACGCGCCGAATTCCTCGGACAAGTCTCCTTCGATCTCGATCAAGTCGTCGCTCGCTCCGTACACCACGACCTTCATTGCTTGCTCCTCCCGCGCCCACGGGCGCGTGTCAGTGCCACCAGGTTTTTCTTCCGTTGCTTCGGGCTGACGAGCTGGCGTGTCTCCTCGTGTGTGATGCTGGCCGTCCCGTCGCGCCTGACGCTGAACCAGATCGCCCTGTCGCCGACGCTCAGGAAGAAGTGCCGCGGCTCGAGGCGCTCGAGATGCACCGATTCGGCAAGGCACAGCTCGTCGAAGTCCAGGCCGTACTCGCTGCCGACTGATACCGAGGTGCCGCCCTGGCAGTCGTAGCCGAGGCGCCAGGGGAGGAGGGGGCGGGTCATGCGCACCCCCGCTGCACAGTCCTGCGGCTCTCGTGCTCCTCAAGGGCCAGTGCCACCGCCAGCGCCTCGGCGTGCGTGTGGTAGCCGACCCACTGCCGGCGAACATGACCCCACCGATTGAGCTCGCGCACGGCCCAGCAGTCGAGGCCGCGCTTGACCACGTAGTCGTAGCGGGGACGAGGGGTGCTCATCGGGTGCCGCCCTTCGAGCGCTCGTCACCCAGATCGACCATGCCCCCTGCATTTGACCCCTCCCCCTCGCAAGCATGCGAAAAGCCGTGCAAGCGGCGGCAACGCTCTGCACAGCAAGTACATGATATTGCAAGGGATCGGGCGCTTAGAAGGCCGGTGCTCTGTCCATATGAGCTACGGGCGCGCGCTTGAAAATCCTGGGGTATCTCCGTCTTGCCTGTATCGCTATGACCACCCGACTTTGACCCCCCCGGCAGGCCCAGTGCCAGCGCCACCGCGGCCGAGGCTGCTGCTGTCCGGCTCAGTGTGGTCGACTGGTAAAGCTGGGTCGTGCGCAGATCCGTACGCCCCAGCGCCGCCTGGACCGCAACGGCATCGGCCGTCCCGGCGAGCGCGAGCGTGGCATAGGTGTGCCGCAGATCGCGCAGAGTGAAGCGCGGCACTCCGGCCTTGGCGCACGCGGCGGCGAGAGCTTTCTTGAAATTCCTTGGCGCGAAAACCACGCCAGTCACCTTGCTGGCGCCGCGCTCGGCACGCTGCCGCACAATGTGCACCGCGAGCTCGGGCAGTCCCACGGCGCGCTCGCGGCGGGTCTTCGTGGCCGCGGCCGGAAGCCTAAGCAGGGCAGGGCAGGGGCTCCCCGCCGGCAGCGCGAGCACCAGTCCCATTCGATGCGGTCGCTCATGGTCTTACCTCCGGGTGGTGTGCGCGTGGTGTTTTCATGGGCGCGGCTCCGGCCACTGCTGTATCTGATCACCGTCAAGCCGATCCCCGGCGCGACGCCTTCCCACTTTCCAGACGCTGAGCGCGCCAGGGTTGTCTCTGCCGTAGCCGCAATATTGCGGGCCGTGCTTCCCGTCCGGGGTCACAAAGGCGCACTGCGCGTTGTGGTCGATGTAGTTGTGCGACCACTCCCCCCACTGCTTGAAAAAGAAAGCCACCCCTGCTGCGCTGCACTGGTCGCGGATCGAGCGCGCCCAGTCGGGGTGCATCGGCCGCGCCTTCGATCCCGACTCGCCGCCTACAACAATCCAGTCGAGCGCGCCGGTAGGGGAGACATCGTACTCGAGCGGGCCGCTACACCGCCCAGCATTGAGCGTCCAGCGTCGGAGATCGACGGGCCCCAGCATCGGCTCGATGCTCACCCAGCGAACCGCGGCCGGGCACGCGAGCAGGTCGAGGATCCGCTCGTCGGCGCGCTGCTGATTCTCACAGGTCACGCCGAGCCAGACGTTCGGGAGCGGCCAGGGTTGCGATGAGCCGATCGGCCTGGTCCCTGACATCTGCTCGAGCGCCCACCCCTGGAACACCGGCGTGGGTCCGCTCTCTGGTGCATGGCCGAGATGGATCGTGCTGGCCCACGCGAACCACTCCCGCATCCGCCTCGCTCGCTTGGTGAGCACCTGGAAAATATGCTGCGGGCACGCGGCCATGATGCCGAACACGGCCGCGATGAAGTGGTCGGGCACCGCCTCGTGAAAGAGATCACCCTGCGGCACCACGAACACCTTGCGCGACTTGCGCCATCGGAGCGGCTTGGCGAGGGCGTCGGGATACGTGCGGACCTGGCCAGTCCAGCGCGGGCGGCTGTCTTCTGCCTCGCCGCTGTCGTTGGCCTCGACGAGACCAACGCACCGGTTGTTCATGATAGGGTTGTACGACAGACGCCAGACCGTGCGGACGGCCCAGCAATTCGTGCACCCCTCGCTCGCCGGAGTGCAGCCACGGACGGGCGACCAACTATCCGTGCACCAAGAGATGTCGCTCTTGCTCATCCCACATCTCCTCATTCCGCGAGCAGCCGCGGTGTGAACGGCTGATCGTCCTGCTCTGTCGCCATCATCCCCACTGGCGCCTGCCCAGCGAAGTAGTCGAGCAGCCGCTGCCGCTCCTTGCCATCGATCTTGGCCCGCTGCCGGTCCTCGCGTGCGATGCGCTCAATCTCGAGCCGGCATATCTCCGCGCGCAGCTCATCGATTATCTCGCGGAACTTGGCCGCGTGCGCGTCGATGTATTCCCGTGCGGCGCTACCCAGAGTGTCGTCGGTCATGGCTTGCTCCCTGGCGCCTCGTCGCGCTTCGCATCGAGAGCGGCGACGAGACATTCTATCGAGCAGAAGTCAGAGATCCGCTCGAGAAAGTCGGTGCGGTAGCTGGACGGGCCATAGATACCATGCGATCGAGAGATCGCTATGGCATAGTCGGCGGCACCCCCGTTGAATTGGATCCATCCGCGCTCGGCGTATGGTTTCTCCACCATCTTTTTGCAGTGGTCGCACTGGGTCATGGTGACGGCTCCCATTACTTGCCCTCCTCGCCGCTATCGTGCTCGCAGTAGTATCCGTACGCTCCCGTTGCGCCGCAGTCGGGGCAGCGCTCCCGCTCCTCGGCACGGATGGCTGGCTCGTCGCGGCCACGGACATGCAGCGCGATCGTGTTGACCTTGTTGAGCGGCATCACTGCATCGTCGGCGGGCTCGCTCTCTGCGATTAGCACGCACGGCTTCTCGTTTTTGCCGCAGGGCTCGTACTCGGGACATCCGACGCACTCAGAAAGAGCGCACTCGCTCTCCCGCTCGTGGGCGGCGAGAGCCTCTCTCATCATCATGGCGATAGATGGATTGTCGCCATCTTGTTCATCCGCCCATCCGTGCAAAGCGTCTGTTTTGCGTATGACTCCCAATACCTTATAGCATCGCTCACACATCAGCGTCACTCCTGACTATCTCGTCCTCGTCCCCGTCCTCGTCCTCGTCCTCGTCCCCGTCCTCGTCCTCGTCCACGTCCCCGTCCACGTCCTCGTCCCCGTCCTCGTCCTCGTCCACGTCCCCGTCCCCGTCCTCGTCCACGTCCTCGTCCCCGTCCTCGTCCTCGTCCCCGTCCTCGTCCTCGTCCACGTCCCCGTCCTCGTCCTCGTCCACGTCCACGTCCTCGTCCTCGTCCACGTCGCGGGCGCTACACCGGCAGGCATCAGCGCACCTGGCGCGGCAGAGGATGCGCCCATGATGTCAGGATGGCGCCGGGCAGGGGGAGCACGATTTCGGTGTCGTCGGGGTACGGCTCGATCTCGGTATTGCTGTCCGGGGTGCCGGCAAAGAAGAGGTGCCGCCTTCCCGTGCATGCCACCCATGATGCCTGGCGCAGCGTAATACTATCGGCGTCGCGCTGCACGACTTCGCCGATATACATGCTCAAACATCCGTCCGGCAGCGGAACCTCAACCACGAGATTCTGTGCTACTGTCTTGCTGCTCTTGCTCTTGCTTTTGGTTGTCATGATCTATCTCCTCGGCTCGCGACGTGCGAGCGTCTTCACTTCACACGTGCTCGCCACGATGCCCATGCAGCAGCCTGCATTGGCCGTGACCATCGGGTTGATACTCGCAGCGGACTAGGTGCAGGCAGTCCTCGACGAGGCCGCGCATATCCATTGGGCGCCAGGCGTCCGCGTCGCCGCCGCACGCTGTGATCTCCGCGCCGGTGCGCTCGACCACGAGCTTGCCGATAGCGACTAGTTCAGCACGCAGCCTCGCGTTCGCCTCGCGTAGCCTGGTGTTCTGCGCAATGGCTTCGCGCGTACAGTTGTCGCAGTGGCGCTTCCAATCCTCGACGGTGAATGCGGCACTCATGCCTAGTGCCTCCCGATACTCATCAACTCACCCCTTCGTATCTCGCGCCCCCGGGGCTTCGTCGGGCCACCCCCGACGCCGGGCCTATCCCGGGCCCCGGGGACGCTAGCGGCCGGCTGTTGGTACGGCCGCAGTCTGATCAACCCTCTTCGCCCGGCCCACGCACCGCTCGCGCCTGTGGCTTGCGGCCGTTGGGCCTCGACTCCGCGACCGGCGCTGGCGCGCTGAGTACATGGCCATCCTCGATGATGACCGCGCACTCCGCGCCCTTGCCGACTCGCTCGACCCACACCTGTGCATCGGCCGCGGTCGCCATCTCTGCGACCATGGCCAGGCTCTTCTCATCGAGCAGGCTGCCGTCGCGCACGAGCAGCACCTTAAGCTTCGGATGCATCGCCAGTCCGATGGCCACGCTCGCCCGCAACTGCTCGGCACTGGAGGCCTGGGCAAGGGGGAGGCCATTGAGTGTCACGCCCGCATCGTCGAACGCGAGCCCGGCGATCGGCATCTTTGCCGACTCGAGCAGCGCCCGCTTCTGGTCATCGACCTTGACGATGGCCGCGGTGAGATCGTCTACCCTCGCTCGCTGCGTCTCCAACTCGCTCTCGAGCCTGCGCCGTTCGGCCGCAGCTCGCGCGGCGGCATTGGTCGCCTGCGCACTGCGCAACCGCTCGATGACCTCGCTCTCGTCGGCTTCGACAAGTGCCGCGACCTTTGCCGCCTGGGCCGTGCCCTGCCCACGCAGCACTTCGAGGCTCGCGCGCGCCTGTGTTAGCTGGGTCTCCAGGTCGTCGATGCGACGCTTGAGTGCGACCGCGTCCTTGCGGAGTTGCTCGAGGTGGGCCACCTCCGCTCGCCGCGTGTCGTTCGTCGCCCGGCGCCGCTCGAGCTCGGCCGTGAGCTCGTCAACGGATACCTCGTCCACGGGTGCATCCGCCGCGAGAGCCGGTAGCTTTGCGAGCGCGCCCTCCAATCGCTTGACCTCGCGGCCGACGTCGGTCCGCTCGTCGAAGGCCCCCTTGCGGCGAGCATCCAACTCCGTTGTGTCGACGCCCACGAGATCGCGGAGCGTCGCCGCCTGGGCCTTCGGGTCCATGCGCGAGAAAGACAGCGGGTCGAAACTCAGCTTGCCGACCAGCCCATCGAGGAGCTTCTGTGGTGAGCCGTACTTCGCGCCGTCCTTCGATGCGACGGAGAGCGAGCCCCCGCCGCCCGGCGTGAAGGTGCGCTTGATGACGAGCCCGTCGTCGAGCGTGACCTCGGCAAAGCCTTTCCCGGCGCCGCGGCGGAGCGGCTCGGCGGGCAGTAGGTCCTTGCCGCCGAGGGCAGCGGCGATAGCGTCGAGAGTGCTCGTCTTCCCGGCCCCGTTCATGCCAGAAACCGTCACAAGGGATCCGTTCGGCCTTATCTCTATGGCGACAAGCTTCTTGAAGTTCTCCGCGCGCAACTCGATAATGTGGCTCACGAGGCCCTCCTGACGTGGTTACAGATGCGAGAAACAGCTGACTCGGCGACACCAAAGCGCGCCGAGAGGTCTTTCAATTTCCATCCCGCCGCACGCAGCTCTACGATCTTTGACATGATGGTCCCCTAGAATCCGGCGTCAGTGTTGGACTGGGCAGCGGCCACATTGCGCTGGGCCGGCGGTCGGGCTTCGACCTCTCCCGTCACTGCGTCGTATGGCTCGGCGTGCAGCTCGGCGAGCTTCGACTTGTACGCGGCGCGCACGGCGGCGCGCTCACCGTCCGGCAGCTTCTTGGCTCCGTCCGCGGCGGACAGAAGCTCGTCCTCGCTCTTCGCCGCGGCAATCTGAGCGAGCACCGCCGCCGCCCCGCTCGGCGCCACGGGTGCCGGATCCGTCGCCGCGGCCGGTGCCGTCTCGGCCTTCTTCCCGAACCCGAACTTGTGCGTGCCCGCGGGGATCACCGTGGGCTCGGTGAACTCTGGCGCCGCAGTGAGGTCGTAGTCGCGCGCCTCCTCGGTGCTCACGATGCCACGAAGAGCATCCGGGAAGGCGTCGCGCAGGGCGAAACCCCGGGCGCGCATTTGCAGCATGCGCCGCGGATAGTTCTGCCAGGGCCCTTGCTTGCCCCACAGCCCGGCCTTCTTCGCGTCATCGACCGTAAACACGCGCTCCACTGGCGTGCGCCCACGCCGCCTCACAAGGCACTTCGCCCAGGTGTCGCCCTCGGTCTCGACCACGTCAACGCAGTCGGGGTGCGAGGTCACGATCGCAAGCATTGCGTCGCCCCATACGGTGGGGCGACCGTTGATTACCGCGACGCCCTGAAGCGCGGCCATGGGGCTCAGTCCGAGTTCGGATCCCATCTGGATCGCGACGAGCACGGCCCCCGGGTTCCCGTCGAATTGCTTGGGCACAATGCCGCTGTGCGCGATGAGCTTGGCAACCTCGATGGCCTCGCTCAGATTTTGCGGGGTGAGCACCCCTCCTTTCATCGCCACCGGCACGAGGTCGCGGCGGGGTTGCTTGCTATCGGTTGCGTCTGCCATGGTCATTCCTCCTCGGCGCCGTTTGTGGCGCGCTTGGTTTGTTGCAGCTTGGTGAACGTCGCGTGGGTGAGCGCGCCTGCGTCCTCGAGCGCGCGCACGATTGATGCCTTGCGCTTGCCCTTCTCGCGCGGCGGCGCCTTCTCACCGGCGACCGCCTCAACCTCGCCCTTGGACATCGAGATTGTGCGGGCGATGTCCTCCTCGCTGAACCCAGCACCCTCGAGTACAGGCCAGGCGAGTCGTGCATCGATGACGGCGCGGCGGGCCTCGACTAGCTCGAGCTGTTTGCCGTCGCCGATAGGGATCGGTCCGTCCGCGAGGGCCAGACGGAGCGCCACGCGATACGCCTCGATCGCCTTCTCGAGCAGCTGTGCCTGCGGGTAGAGCTCGGCGAGCTTGGCTGGCGTGAGCGCGTCGTCCTTTGCCGCGACCAGTGCCGAGCCGGCAGAGCGCAGGTAGGCCGAGCGAGCCTCACACTCGAGCGCTCGCGGGCATCCCGTGCAGTGCTCGCCGGGAGCGAACTGCTTTCCGACGCTCCGTTCGAGCGCGAGGTATCCGGCGCGGAAGGCGTCGAGCTGCTCGCTTGTAAAGTGCATGACTTCAAACTCGGCGAAGCGCAGCCAGACAATGATCGCAGTGACGACGCCGCTCGCAGGCATGCCGTGCTTCGCGCGCGCCGCGTAGGCATAGGCCTCGACCTGGCGACGATATGCGCGGCGGTTGCGCCCACTCTTCCAATCGGCGACCACGACCGCCTCGGCATCGGCGCGCAGAAGATCGGCCGTGCCGCTCGTGATGTCGCTCTCGAGAGGAGCCTCGACGAGTACGGAGGGGAAGAGCCGGCGCAGCTCGGCCCACGCCTTGCGCCCGTATGTGACGAGCGGCGCGAGGTCGTCGGCATCCACCCCGTGCACCCGGGCGATTTCGGCGAGGTCGGCGTCGTCGCCCTGGACGTGGCGCGCGAGCGCGAAGTGCGCGGCCGTGCCGAGGTCGCTCTGGTCGTTCGGGGCATTGACGGGGGCCGCGGCAGGGAGCATCGAGCTCGGGCATTCAAAGGCGCGCGGCATCGAACTGGGCCTAGTGTGCATGTGTCTCTCCTCTGACAATTGCTCGCGCCAGCGCCGCCATCCGCTCCTCACCCTCGGCATAGATCCGATCCGCCTCGGCGAGGCGCTTGGTAAGCGGGACCTCGGCGAACGACATCAAAAACGTCACGCGCTCATGGGTGAGTCGCGGAATGGCTCGCAGGTCCGCCATGGCGCGGGCTCGGTCGGCGGGGGTCATGTGGTGGCCTCCGCGCCGCGCGTCGGCTTGCGATTGGCCCCCTGTGCTACAAGCGCGGCCGAGACCACCGACCATGGTATGCGCGAGCGCACGAGCGCGGCTTGCTCGAGGCGCGCTTTGCTTCGCGCGGCGGCGTCGGCGGCGAAGGCGGCGGCGGCGTG